ACTGACTTGGTAAATTTTACAAAAATGTCTTTTACAACACAAGACTCTGAAATGTTAGTTTTTGAATATAAAATGTTAGCCTTTGACAAGTGTGTTGAATATAACGGTAACTATATAGTTAAAATGTTTGCTGAGTGTACATCTGATGGACGCTGGCTGGCCGAAAAATATATGCTTATTGACTAATTAAATTATTATTAATATAGTTAAAATAGACAAGATTAATTTTGATGAATAAAAACAAAGTTTTCCATCGTATTAATGAAGGAATCAGGAGCCCACAAATTAGAATTGTAGGTGATGGTATCGAATCAAAGATTTGTTCGGTACAGGAAGCAATGAAAATTGCCGAACCATTAGATGTTGATGTAGTTGAAATCAACTCAAAGGTTAGTCCACCTGTCTGTAAATTAATTCGTTATGACAAATTTCTTTACGAAGAAAAAAGAAAAGCTAAAGAAATTGAAAAGAAAAACCGTGAACAACGTGTCGATATTAAAGAAATAGGTTTAGGACCAAATACTGACACACACGACATTGAATTTAAAGTTAAACACGCGGTTAACTTTTTAAAAGAAGGTAATAAGGTAAAACTTGTTATGAAATTTAGTGGACGTGAGATGGTTTATAAAGAGAGGGGTGAAAAATTAATGTTGGAGTTTGTTCAAAAATTAGAAGATTATGGGGTAGCAGAAAGTCTACCCAAAATGGAAGGTAAAAGAATGTTCGTTACTTTAAAACAAAAAAAATGAAAAAATTATTAATTATTTTATTATCGGTATTAACTTATTCAAGTTATTCTCAAGTTGATTCTACAAATAGATATTTGTTGTGTTCAAATGTTACAAAAACAATTAAATATACTTTTAACACACCTAGGGTATATACACCTGTAACTTATGTTAATTTAAACTTACATAAAGATAAATTTAGTCATGAAGATAAAAAAAAGGCTTTTGCTGTTTTATTTTTAGCTGGTTTAGCTTTTACAACAGCTTCAGCTTTAGAAAATGATGGAGCTTACGGTACTTATCAATCTTCACCAAACAAAACTAGTAATTACAATAGTACTTATACCACAAAACCTTTTTGGCAACAAACACCAAGACAGATAATGATGTGTTTAGGTATTGGTTTTACAATAGTCGGTGGTGTGGGAATGGCATCTTCTAAATAAAAAAGGGACCTACTTGGTCCCTTTGTTTTAAAATAAACTTTCTAGTTCTTCTGCTGATTTATCTAACTCGTCTTTAATACTTGTATATTCTTTATGAAGTTCAATGTAACCAATTAAGATATCTTCTAAGTTATTAAACTTATTTACCATCTCAACATTCTGTACTTTACTTAGATTTTTGGTTAAATCAAATATTTTTTCATCATAAATTTCGTTTAAGGTATCAATATCATCCTTATCAAAAGCTTCTTTAATTTCTTCAATTAATTCTTGATATTTGTTTTCCATCAATTCTGTTAACGAATCTTTTGGGAAATCTAATTCTAATTGTTCTTCGGTTAGAAAGTTTTTAACAAACTGCTCCAACTCCGATTCTTTGATTATTAATTTTTTCTTCATTTTTAAATTTTATTTCTTTTGAGTTAAGAGTTTCCTCTATGTTACCTATTGAATAGTTGACCCACTCATCTTCATACCTTATTCTAACCATTAGTTGTTTTAATTCACTTATTGTAATCGATTCAATTACACCCTCACCATTTGGGGTTATAACAGGTATCTCTTTGTGTGTCATCTCATATAACGTTTTTATTTTTTGTGATAAGTTTCCATTAGTGACCTCATTTCTTCATTAGTAGATTTTAAAGCCATTTTTAGATACTTTATTTTTTCTTCATCATTTGAATTATTTATCTCGTCTCGCAATGATTTTATTTTACCCATCAGACTTTCTAGCCTTAGATAATACGTTTCCTTATCCATCTTGATTCTGTTGTAGGTTGTGGTTGTTGTGTGTCATCAACTATTTTCATAACACCTGTAACTCTTTTTTTGTAGTTACTATAATTTCTAACAATCCTTTTACCGTTACTTAATTGAATACTTTTTTCAGCAACCCTAGTTACTTTAACTTTCTCACCTGAACCATAACGTCTTGCACCTGTGTAGATAATAGTATCACCAACATGTAATTGACTTGTTGCAACGTTTTCATCTCTAGTGATATTAGCCTGATTAAACATTTTAACATAAGAATCAAAAACCTTGTTTCTATCTTCTGGACCCAACTCACCTAAAACTGATCTAACATCACTGTTAATAGAACCGTATCTTTCCATAATTCTTTCCATTACTTCTGATAAAGGTATTGTATTATCAGCTCTTCTCAGATAAGTTGCGGCATTCCAACTCATATAGTTTACTGTAACATCAGGTAGTTGACCGGGTCTAATACTCATTACAACATAAGGTAAACCACTACTTTTGTATCTAGATATATCAGTACCCACCTCATCATTAAATTTATTTAAAAATTCAGAAGCTTGGTCAACAGAAGCGTCACTCCAATCTTGAAGATTTAAAAATAAATAAACTAAACCTTCTCTTTTCTTAAACATTACTAAAGACTTATTTTTTAACTCCTCAAGGTCAACTTCATTTTTTTTGTATAACTCAGTCATAAATTCATTTAAATATTTAGAAGTTACTTCAATAAGGTTTTTAGGTAAAAAATTCATCATTAGAGCTGCATCAATTTTATTGTCTTCCATTGAATACCATTCCCATTGTGTTGGGTCTGGCCTGTCATATCTAATATTAACCGCTACTTTATAAGTGTTAGCGTTAGGTTTAGTAGGATTGGTACCTTTTTTATCTAAAAAGAAAACCAAAATACCTTCTTTAGTATAACGTTTATAATAATCTGGGTTAGTAGTAGAAACACACCAATTAGAATGTGCTCCGTATGAACAAGATGCCTCATGTGTTAAAGGTGAAACCACTAACCATTTATCATCTTCATATATTTTAACTCTTGAAGCTGTTTTAGGTTTTTGTTCTTCAAAATACTTACACATAACCTCAATATCATCAGGTGTTGGGTAAGAATTTATATCTTTTGGGGCTCTTTTAATTTTAGTATTTGTTGTATTTTCACCCTTATATATAGCATTGACATTCTTCTCACTTAAACGATTAACATTTTCGTGAAAACACTGAACCATCTTGATAATGTATTCAGAGTAGTAATCTACTCTTTGAGTACACATCCAATCAAGATATTTGTTATTTCCTGATGGGTCAGCAGCTGAAAACTGACGAACTACATCTTCAGATACTTTACCCTCATATTTCTTAATCATATCCTCCAGACGACCTTCGGTAATGATTTGTTCTAAAATGTTATATTTAATATTTTTCATAGTCATAATTTTATATAATTATTCTAATAAATAAATATCTATTTTTTATTAATAATCCATTGACACTACGATAAAAAAGACATAATATTAACTTGTAATCGAAACGGTGAAACCACACAAAAGTTAAGACGGTAAGATTGATGGACGGATTAAGTAATCACAGAAACAATCAAGGACTGTAAATATAGAGAAAGGGTTTCCTCAATTACAGGAAAGTGGCCCTACAGACCACTACTACGCGGAGGTAGTTTAATTATTAGAACACAACACATTCCTGTGTTGAAGTGGCAGTGAAAATCTGATTCTTCCGCTCCAAATGCGAGGGTAGTATAAATTAGTATACTGTGTATTTCCTATACAGAGGCGGGGTTAGTAACCACCCTCTCGCTCTAATGGTGTTAGTTATTCACCAACGTGACTATCAGGCCGATGGTCACCATAACAAAAATCCTCTGTCACCGAGTGGTGTTGACCGTTGACTTACGTACAGTCCTTTTTTACGGGTTTTTTACGATCAAAAAAATTCATCGGCCAACAGCTGTTAGAGACCTGACCTTTAGTTTGATTTATCACTCTTTTGGTCAGGTTTTTTTTAAAATTCAAAGGGATTTATGAGAAAATTAATTGGATTTCCATCATCATCGACAAAAATAAACTCTTCTGCCCAATATTTACCGTTATTTTCTGTTTGAGAAAAATTATAAAGTTCTTGTTCCGATAATTCAGGACCTATATTCCATCTACCATTTTGACGTACATTGATTGTACGTTTAATCCATTTTGTAATTTCGATGTAAGAAGTTTTTTTACCAAAAGATTCTAAAGTGTCAGGATAATAATCATTGTCTTCTAAAAAATATGCTATCTTGTTGAATCTTCTATCCCCAACCTCAACAGGTGGGTTAAACATTATATATTTAACATCTTCCAATCTAACAGGTTTTCTTGGGTTATCTCTCATTAGTTGATAGTGAAAAGGTTCTGTTACCAAATTTTCAGCCCAACCAAAATCATCCTCAGATTCATTTAATGGTGGACTTAAGTGGTAACCATTGTTACCAATTGGTCGCCAATATTTTTCATTAACTAAATTTAAAGCATCTTTATATTTGATAGTATCGATATTACCATAATGACAACGTGGTTGTGTTGGGTTAAAATCTTTGGGATTGTATGAAATACCTTGGTTATTACAGTGTTTATATTCTACTTTAAAGTCACCATTTCTTTCATAGATTTTGGTAACAAAAAATATATAACGAACATTTTCTGGTCTATAATCAATTGGATGTTCTATACCAACACCGAAATTTGTATCTACAATATAAAAAACATCCCCAACTTTAATTGGATCTTCATTAATAATCTCGTTAGCCCAACCAAAATCATCTTTTTCAGATTCAGATAACCTATTACCGGTATCGTCAATACCACAAAAATCTTTTTCTAAAAAGGCTTTCTTTGGAAAATAAACTTCTGGGTAATGGTCATCAAGTTTAATTATATAACAATCTATTCCTGTAAAAATTTCTTCACCAACAATTTCATAACAACCTAACCAACTACACCTAGATTTAAAAATACCTTCATCCTGTCGGTGAACAGGGTTTTTAATGTAAAAAGGTTTTCCATTTACTATAACCTTTAGTCCTACTTCACCTTGGTCAGGTAACCAATCAAATTCCGATTCTTTTAATATTTTATTAATAATATTTCTCACTTTTTAATAAATATTCGTATATTTGTATTGTGACAGCCAATAATCAAAATATAACAATCAAAGGTAAAATCGTTTTTGACGTGCCCAACGTTACCCGTAAGCACAACCGTCAAGCCGATTGGAAACGTATTGCTATGGTTGTATTTGATGATGAAATGCCTGAATATTATTCTTGGTTTATCAAACGTAGATATAACATAACTTTAAATAAACCTTTACGTGGTGCTCACATTACCTTTATTAATGACTCTGTTCGAGAAATTAAAGGTGGTGATAAAGTATGGGAACAAGTTAGAGAAAAATGGGATAATCAAGAAATTGAAGTTACCTTGAATGTTGATGTACGTACCAATGTGGAATATTGGTGGTTAAGAGCAAGTTCTAACACTTTCGATGAAGTTAGAACCGAACTTGGTTTGGGTGAGCCTTATTTTAGTTACCACATGACCGTTGGTTTTCCAAATGAACGTAACATTGAACAATCTGAATATATTCATAATTTAATACTTAAATTTGGTGAGGAGTATAATTGATTCCCTACTTTTTTTTGTATATTATTAATAAATGAATGAAAATTATTTAAACCAATTATTTAACAGGGTTAGTTGGGATTTTGTTGCATCAGGTTCAACAATTAATTACCCAATGTGGACATCAACTGTTACAACTTTTAACAAAAAAGAAGTTTCTTTTATTAAAAAAGAAATACCAAAATTTAATTTTGAAGAGTCTACTGTTGAATCCACTATGTCTGATGAAGAATTTACCAATTTTCAAAGCCAAGTTTTAAATTACCTACCAAATTGGTTTAAAAATAGTTCTTACGGTATAATTTCAGATTCACCACAATACCATTTTTTTGACGAATTTTGTTAAAAAAGACTTCAAGACTACAATATAAATTATAAAATTGATATAATTGTTTTTATGGGAAAAAAAGATTTAAAAGAACAAAATAAAGATTTAGAAATTCACGTCATTGACTTAATCAGAAAGTTTGACCCTAGTGATACTGGTAAGTACACAAGTTTTTTAACTAAAATTTTAAAAGATAAAATTGGGGAAGAGGTTGATAGACCTAGAAAAGGTCGTCTAAGAATTGTAAATCTTCAAAACAACGTTAGGGCATTTAAAATCCCAACAGGTAAAAATGACTTAGAAGAAGTTTTAATTAATTATTTGACAGAATTTTATGGTAGAGAAAACATGGAAGCTTTATTTAGTTTCCATAAACACACAAAAGAAAATAGAATTATAGGTAAAGATATCAATTCTTATAAATCATGGGATGATTTACAAAGAGAAGTTGCGTTAGCAACATTAAAACAAAATCAAAAATTACTTGAAAAAGAAGTTCAAAAAATTGTTGAAGACGATGAATGGTTGGTTGTTAGACCTTTAACCGTAGAATCATCTTTGACCTATGGAGCTGGTACAAAATGGTGTACCGCTTCAAGACACAATAAAGAATATTTTTATCGTTATTCAAGAAACGGTGTTTTATGTTATGTTATAAATAAAAATGATGGTGATAAATACGGTTTGTTTTATGATATGGAAAGTAATGAATTTAGTATTTGGAACGCTCCAGATAAAAGAATTGACTCAATTGAATCAGCGATACCTTCCGATTTAATGTCTAAGCTTTATAAATTCATGAAAAGTGATAAACCTAATTATGAATATTTTTCGGAATCGGAAAAACATAAGTGTGACGAATATCTTCAGTTGAATATGGTGGAGCCTGTTTACGCTGAACCAATGCCAGACAATGAATATAACAGTGATGAAGATGATGTAGAAGAAGAAACAATACAAAGAAGTTAAGATGATAAAAAAAGGAGTATATAGAGACAACAAAGTTTATACAAATGAACCAAAGGTTTATGATGTTGAACGTACAATGGATTGGTGGCCAAACAGTAATCAAGAAGTTGGGTTTGAATTAGTGGGTGATAAAGCTATTATAAAATCTTTAGGTAAAACATTAAAACCTGAAGACGCTAACAAATATATTGGAAGTTTTTAAGTGTATGTCAAAGAAAAAAACCATAAAAAGTTTAATAGATGAATTTTACGTACTAGAGTCAAAAAACACGTTAGAAGAAATAATTCAATCGATATTGGATGATGTAAGTTTATCTAACGAAGGTAAAATCAATTTTATTAAACTTAAACTACAAATGGATAAGGCTAATAAAGAAATTATTAAATTATTAGAAGATGAATTAGTTAAAGAAGACCCTGAGTAATCAGGGTTTTTTGTTTTTATTGGATATTTATTTAAAGATGAATAGTATCCGTAAAATTACTCGTAAAACCTTATTAAATGAAGTTGCAGGAATCTCCTTTATTGTACGTAAATGGGCTGATATCTTAGAAAAAGAAGTTAAAGAACAGATGGCTGCTCACAGGGAAACTGAGATGAAAAAAATACAAAGTGAACCTAAAGAGAAACCAAAAAAACCACAAACTTCATTTGATTTTCCTGAAGATGATAAGAAAAATGATCCTTTTTATTGGGAAGATGAGTCGGGTTATGGTTCGGGTAGTAAATATAAACGTGATGATGACTATTTTAGTTCTTGGAAAAAAGATAAAAGATATAGTGATTGGAAAGAACGTGAAGGTGGGTATTATAAAAAAAGATATAAATCTGACGACAATTATGGATATGGTGGAAGAAGTTATGGAAGTTATTCCTACACACCAAGTCCTCAAATACCACCACTACAAGAAGTTATAGTTATGGGTGAAAAATACCCTGAAGAATACAAAGAATTTTCTGTTGACAAATGGGTTATGAAAAGTAGTAATCGTATTGAGTATGACCATCGGTATTCTGGGTATGATGAAGAAGGTAAATACGTTGTTTACCTCAATATACCAATTGCTTCAATGAGTAAAGGGGCTTTCATACATGAGATTAAACACGCTTATGATGATTGGAATCGTATGAGTCATGGTGGTAAACCTATCCGTGATAGTTGGGAAATTAAAAATATATACACCCCTGATTTTGAAAAGTTAGTATTGGGAGGTAGTTTAGGATATCCACAACTTGGTTCATTAATTCGTAATTTTTATTTAGGTTCTAGTTTAGAAACTCCAGCTTATCTAGAAAATGAATATGATGGTGCTGGTGTTGGTTACCAAGAAATTGGTAGAAAACTAAAAAACTTTAAAATAGATAGTTATTTTAATAAACAAGGTGAACCTGCTAAGGGACTTGAGGAAGAATTTGAGGAAATGAAAAAACTCGACATTCCTTTGTTTAAGAAATTTAATAACGTAACCGATTTTTTAAATTGGGTTAAGAAGTATTTTAACAAAAGAGGTGAGGACATTTTTAAACGTGTTATTAAAATGAAATATGTACACGGTAAACCTTTAGACCCTTTTGAACCAAAACCATATAAACCAGTTTATACTGGAACTTACCAACCAAAGACACAAACTAAAACTAAAAAAGAATTACCAAAAGAAGATGACCCTTGGGCTGATTTTGAAGAAGGTGAAACTATGGGTGATTGGAAGTATTCTAAACAACGTGGTTGGTATTATGTGGGTGAAGACGATGATGATGAATACAACGCAAGAAACTATTATAATTACTAATTTAAATACTACCCCTATCACAAATAAAGACCCCGATAACTATCGGGGTTTTTTGTTGATGCTCATTTGTTGAGATATTTATTATTATGTTAACAAAATCAAAAATATATGTAATACTATCATCACTAATAATGTTAGTATTTTTTGTTGTAAAGACTTCTGTATTACTGGGGTATATTCCTTCTACATCTACCACTCGTGGTATAGAATACACTTGTTTTTTAACTTTTGTCCCAATTTTTATTTTTATGATGAAAGAATATTCGTCAAATAAAAATAGTGAACTTATTAATGAGTTAAAAGAATTTGATAGGTTTGTTGATCGTTCTGTTTTAGTTAGTAGAGCTGACGCTAAAGGTAAAATAACCTATGTAAATAAAAAATTCCAAGAAGTTTCAGGTTGGTCTTTGGATGAAGCTGTTGGCAAAGACCATAACATAGTAAACTCTGGTTATCACCCTAAAGAATTTTGGGCTGAAATGTATAGGGTAACAGTTAAAGAAAGAGATATATGGAATGCCGTTTGTACCAACAGAAATAAAAAAGGTGAGTTATATTGGGTTGATTCTTATATTAAAGCAGATTTTGATAAAAATGGTAAACTTAAAGGATTTATGTCTATCAGATATGATGTTACAGAGCTTAAGAAAAAAGAAGTAGAGATTCGTAATAGAATGAATGCGATAAATAAATCTAATGCGGTTATTGAGTTTGATTTAAAAGGAAATGTTATTTTTGTTAATAATTTATTTATGGAAACTATGGGATATTCTTCACAAGATGAAATAATTGGGAAGCATCATAGAATTTTTGTAGACGATGAATATGCAAAAAGTAACGATTACTCTTTTTTTTGGAAAAAATTAAATGACGGTGTATTATTCTCTGGTGAAATTACTAGAGTCAAAAAAGATGGGTCTTTAGTCTATTTACAAGCAACTTACAACCCTATTGTTGGTGTGGATGGAAAACTTTATCGTGTTATGAAAATAGCTACCGACATTACCGATTCTCATGAACAAAAGAAAGAAATTGAAAAGAAAAATACGTATTTAGAACATGCCGCTAAAATATTAAGACATGATATGCACTCAGGGATTAATACTTATATGCCAAGAGGACTTAGTTCATTAGAACGTAGATTAAAACCTGAAGATGTTGAGTCATTAAAAATAGACTCACCCCTTAAAATGATTAAAGAAGGTCTTAAACACTCACAAAAAGTTTATAAAGGTGTTTATGAGTTTACCAACCTTGTAAAAAAAGATGTTGTATTAAACAAAACTGAATGTAATATAAAAAATATCCTTACCGATTATTTGTCATCAACTGCTTATATAAGTCAAGTAATATTAGAAGATAATTTACCGACGATTGAAGTTAATGAGGCATTGTTTTGTACAGCAATTGATAATTTAATAAGAAATGGTTTAAAATATAATGACTCTGAAACAAAGTTTGTTAAAATATATCATGAAGAAGATTTAATTTTAATACAAGATAATGGTAGAGGAATTACCCAAGAAGATTTTAATTATTTATCTAAACCGTATACAAGAAAAGAAGGTCAAAAAGAATCTGGAACAGGTTTAGGATTAAATATTTGTGTTGCAATTTTAGAAGAACACGGGTTTAAGATTACGTGTGAAAAAAATAACATCGGCACCAAAATTATGATAAAAATAAAATGAAAAAAATATTTTTAATATTAGTTTTATTGTTTTTGTCTATTTCACTATTTTCCCAAAATAAAAACAGACAAAATATAAATGAGTCTACTTGGGATCAAGGTGTACCTGTATTACCTGAAGATAATTACATCATGGGATTGATAGAACAACTTGGTGATTCAATAGCCGAATGGGACCATGTGACTAGTAAATCAAAAGCAAAAATATGTCGAGAGGTTGGTTTAGCATTTTATGATAGAGGTATTTACGATGCTGCCGATTGGTATTTAACCAAAGCGAAAAACTACAAAGAAGAAGCTAAAATAGAGTCTGCAAAACCAAAACCCACATCTTCGGACATAGAGAGTATGAAAGCCGACCAAAAATTTTTAGAAAATTTACCAAAATCTTATGACAATATATCTAGGAAAGATATGAAAAAAATAGTTAAAGAAATTGAAAACAAAATTAAAGAACTTATAAGACAGAGAGACTCTTTGTTAAGTGATACAAATGTAAGTCAAGAAGTAGTTGATGCTAAAAACAATGTTATCGGTTCATTAAATAAAGAAAAAGATATAATTGATTTGAATATACAAAAAAGTGAATTAAAAGATAGAAATAAAATATTGTTTATAGATAAAGAAAATTATAAAAAATATTTGATATGGATTAGTATTTTTTCGGTTATACTAGGTCTAGGTATTCTAGCTTTGTTACAAAGAAAAACTATAAAAATAAAAGATGATGAAATTAATAAACAACTAGAGGATATTGGTAAGAAAAATACCTATTTGGAACATGCGGCCAGGATAATACGTCATGATATGCATTCAGGTATAAACACCTATATGCCAAGAGGTATAAACTCTTTAGAAAAAAGATTATCATCCGATGATATAAAAAATTTAAAAATAGAAGGTTCCATAAAAATGATAAAAGAAGGTTTGGAACACACTCAAAAAGTTTATAAAAGTGTCTATGAGTTTACCAATCTAGTTAAACGAGATGTTGTGTTAAACAAAACCAAATTTGATTTGAAAGAAATTTTAATAAAATATTTAAATAACACATCATACTCATCTCAAGTCAACATAGAATATTTAGGTGAAAGTGAAGTCAACGAACCTTTATTTTGTACCGCTCTAGATAATTTTATTAAAAACGGTTTAAAATATAATGTTAGTGAAAATAAATTAGTTAAAATTTATTTAGAAAAAAATTATCTAGTAATAGAAGATAACGGCAAAGGTATGACACAAAAACAATTTGAAAAATATTCTAAACCAAAAAATTTTGAGTCTGGTTTAGGTATAAGTATATCTGTGGCGATATTAGAAGAACATGGTTTTCCGGTTTCCTGTGAAAAGAATAACATTGGAACTAAGATGAAAATAAAAATAAAATAAACAAAAAAGAAAAAATGATTGATTCAATTTTATTAGTGGATGATGAGGATTTATTCCACTTGGTTTTTGAGGATAGTTGTTCCTTATTAGACATTACCTTGTCATTAAAAAGTTTAAATAGTTCTGATGAAGCAGCTAAATTATTTGCTGATTGGCAAAAGAACGCAAACGGTAAACCTGAATGTGTATTCGTTGACCTCAATATTATAGGTTCATCTTTTGACGGTATTGAACTTATCCGTAAAATTAATTTTGAATACGGTAACAATGTAGTTATTGGTATTATATCTTCAAGTAACGAATCAGAAGAGCAAGCAAAGGCCGTTCAAGCTGGTGCTCAATTTTGGATAATAAAATCCGATGAAATTGAACCTCGTTTAGAAGAATTTAGAAAAGATTACGAAGGTTATAAAAATAGAACCGCACCATTTAAAGTGTATAAGTAATGGTTAAACTCAACAAAGAAACTAAAAAAGAATTAATTGAATTATTAAATTCTAAAAACATTGCTTTAGAAGGTAATATTGTTAAATTATTTGATGCTGAGGGTGATGTTGAATTTGAAAAGTATTTAAAAACTTGTTCTGAGAAAGATAAAGATAATAGAAAAAAACGTCTAGAGATTACTAGACAAGTACAACAACAAAATAGGGACCTTACTAATCTTAATAGTGAAAATGAAAAGATAATGATAGAATTACAAGATACATTAAAAAGTGTTGAGGATTCTAAAATTACTTTTGAGGTTCAAAATCGTGAATTAAACGAATGGAAACAAGACAATTTAAGATTAACCGAAGAATTAAAAAATGAAATGGTTAAATCTGAACGTGCCAGAATAGAAGCTGAAAAATCTAAAGAAGTTGCGTTAAACGATTTAGATTTATTACAGAAAAAAACTCAAACAGAACTTATAGGTACAATAGTTAGGGTGGCTTTAATAGTAATACTTAGTGTTGGGGTTATAACTACAGGTCTTTATATAACCGCAATGTTTACAGGAAAAGATACTCAGATAATTGGTTCTACTTGGTCTAATATGTTTGGTATATTATTAACAAATGCTTTTAGTATTATTGGAACTATAATGGGTGTTAAATACGCTTCAGAGAAAAAAGATGGTTAAAATAAAAAACCCCATTTTATTGGGGTTTTTATAATTTAATAAATTTATTAACTATTACTCTGTAGGTGTGGTATTTTCAGATTTTTTACTTAAAAACTTTTCAACTACGTTACCACCTATACAAACTAAAACTATTGTTTTAACAGCGTCAACTAAATCAGTACTTGGTTTAATGTCTTCATGTGAGTAAGAATTTAATAACATAGTTACGGCTATAAATAAGAACCCTAAAAAAGCTATTACTCTTTTCATAGAAGTATCTCCACCACCAAACATTTCTTTTAAGAATTTTTTCATTTTTATTTTTTTTAAAATGGTTTATATGTTGTGTTACCGTTAACTCTAACGGCCTTTAAAACTTGTTTTCTTTGTCTACCTGTTGATTCATAAGAAACGTGAACCCAATCAGGATTAGAATCCGTACCAAACTCCCAAATTAATTGGTCAAAATTTAAATTACCTTTGATATAATCAAAAACAGCTTTATTAGTAACCGTGTTTGAACGACCGTCCATATCGATATCGATAGCCTCACCACTACAATGCTGTGAAGTTAAAGAACCACCAATGGCAGTATTTAATTCTTTTGAACGATAACCTGATGATATGAAAATTGGTTGATTGAAATGTTTTCTGATTGGTTCAAAAATGTTTTCAGCCAGCTTTTTAAAATTCTCTAAGTGTTCGGGTGTTGGTTCATTTGATATGCCTTTTCTTTTGGCCATATCACTTTTTGTAACTTCTGATAAGTCTAAATGTTCTGATAATTTCATGATACTTTTTTAATTATAAATATTTACTTTTTTAATTAACGACCTTGACCCCTATACTTTTTTGGTTTTTGTTGTTTAGGTCCGTATTTTTTTTTAGCTTTTCCTTTGCTTTTTTTACCAAAAGAAACTTTCATTGAAGTTGTGGAACCACCTTTTGCTTTTGCCATTTTGTTTTTAAATTTTTATTTTATTATTATTAATTACAAATAAATATTAGTTATGAGTAAAAAATTAGTAGTAAGTGAGTGTTGTAATGCTCAGGTCCAACATTACCCAACAATGGGATTAGGCCCTATGGAAAGTTCCATGTTCTTTTGTTCAAAATGTAACAAAGAGTGTAAAACAAAAGTTATCGAACAAGATGTAAAGAAGTGATATTTATATTATATCATGAAAAATAAAATAACAGAAGCGGCTGGTGTATCATTTGAGGTTAGAGAATGGGCCAACATTGTATATCACTTACTTGACGGTATACCTGATTCAGAAAATCGTTTATTGGTTGATGGTCAAGAATGGCCTGAACAATTTGAAAAGTTTCCTGTTGATTGGTTTGTAATAGACTTTAACGATTGGACCAACGGTTATCTTGATTCAACTTCTGGTTATGATGCTGACGGTAATTATGTTGTTCACATAATGGTTTTAAATCAATTTAGACACCATCCTTATATGAAGACAATTCTTAATCATGAAATTAAACATGGTTATCAAGATTGGCAACGTAGAAGTAAGGGTTATCAAGGTATATTTGCAGCTAAAGAAGTTAAAGAAGTTTATACAGAAGATTTTATCAAGGTTGTTAAAGATAGAATTAAAGTTGGGGAATTTTTCAAAGATATATTAAAAAAATATTATCTACTAACTGATTTAGAGATGAATGCTTTTATGGAGAATGTTTATGACAATGACCAAATAAACAACTATAAAAGAATGGTTAAAAATGTCACACAGTTTGATGCTCTTAAAGCTACTTATTATGAAAACCCCGATAGATTAGAAAAAGATTGGCAAACACTTTTGTCCGTAAACATACCTTTTTTAAAGAAATATAAAACTTATGATGAATTTCTTAAAGCATCTACAAAATACTTTAAAGAAAGAGGTGAAGAAATACTTAAAAAAATTAACAAGTTAGAATATGTTCACCGAGATAGAAACCTAGGTGAAAGTGTAGTCAAAGAACAACAAGTAATTTGTAAAATGATTTCACCAAAAGGACACGAAAGAGGTAATTACATGTCCAATCAAGAAGCTTTGGAACTAATAAATAAAATTCAAATATCGGGTAGGAAAGAAATTCAAGACCCTAAAATTTTAGCACAGTTTGTAAAAACTTTGTCAGATTTTAGAAACAACATTAAAAATGTTGATACTAACAACGATACTATTGACACTTATATACACAAATTAAGAACTTTATTGAATTGTTATGGTATGGAAACCATAGATAATTCTCCTGAAGATTTTGTTTTTTAAAAAATCTTTCATATCTTTATTTTTGTGAAAGAAATATTAGACGAAATAAAATGGTTTTGGAAATTTAAAGTTAAATATCCTTGGTATGGTTTCCGTAGGGGTGTTCAAAATCTTTACACTCATTTTTCAGTTGTATGGAAAAGCGGTGATTTTGATTACGGTTACATTTTACAAATGATGAAGTTTAAACTTGAGAGGTTGGAAAAATCACTTCAAAATGGTTATGAAGTTGAGAAAGACCGTCTACCTAAGATCGAGGATATCAAAAGGTGTATAGAGTTAATTAACAACTACTTGGAAGATAACTACGCAGAACGTTGTGGATATGTCCATAGTGATGGGGAAGTTGAATTTGTACCAACAGAAAAAAATAAAAATGGTGAACAACTTTATGAAATGGTTAGAGTTAAAGTTACACAGACAGATAAAGAAGAAGTACGTGAGATATTCAAAAAAGCCCGTGAATTAGAACAAAAAGAGTGGGAAGAACTTTGGGAAACCATCAAAAAAGGTAACAAATCACCTATTGACGCTAGGGGATGGTGGGATTAAAAAATTTTTAAAAGGGACTGAAAAGTCCCTTTTTTTATGATATTTATTACTGATAATTGTTATGAACTGCTCGTATAGACAGATAATACATAGAATAATAAAAGAAGAGATAATGAGTGAAAACGCAATAGCTCGTCTTCTTGAATGGTATAAGACATGGAATGATAAACTTAGTCAATCCATCACCAATGGTGATTATGCCAAAGTGATAGACACACATTTCAAAACTGGTCTATATCTATTATCTGCCTTAAAAAATGCGTCAAAAAGTCCTGAACTTAAAGAAACTTTAAAAGAAGAATTAGAAATAGTTAGAAGTAAAATGATTGCGTTGAATGGTATTAGAAAAACAATTGATAGTTTAAAATAATTTTTTTATTATTGTTTATGATTAACGAGTACGAAAGACAGGAATTTTGGAAAACTAAAATTAAAGTTACTAAATGTAACAATCAAGACGCTTGGTATAGTGACAAAATAGGTCAAGTGTTTGAGGTTGATTCGACTACAGTTAGAGATTACTATATAAAAGAAAACGATAGTGTCAAATCCGTTTTAATAAAAGACGCTGAAATTTTAAATTAGACCCAAGAACATTCTTGGGTTTTTTCATATTTATAGGTATGAAACAATTATTAAATGAAATCTCAGGTATCGCTCAATCTACAATACCTTACACAAAGGCTGTATTCGATAGGGTAAAAAAAGAGATGGATTATTTTTTTAATAATGTTTACGATGAGGATTATTTAGAAAGTGTTGAGGCTTTTCGTAGAAAAGGTTATTTACCGTCACCCGACCATATAAAAGATTTAAAATTACCTTATAGATATTTAGCTCCTTTCATAACAGACCAAGATTTTAAAGACCTACCTTTGGTTCAAATAAATGTAGATTTAACTTTTAGATATGTAAGTGTTGACTCACCCCAAAACAATAAATTTACTGTCGAGGGTGGTGCATGGCCTATTTTTGTTAGTCGTTTAGGTAAGGATAGTGTGTTTGGTTATAGGGTAAAACCTGAATTGTTCCCAGTCTCAAAGAAAAGAAGTCAGTCTGTAAATAGAGCTGTTGTTGCTTCAATAGATTTTGATGTTGTTGTTTATGATGATTTTGATATCTCAAAAGATTTAAAAAGTCTTGAAAGGGAACTATATTCTGTAATCTTCCACGAAATGATGCACATTTATGAGGCTCACAAAAACAAATCTTTAGATGTCCACTCTTTAAAAATAGGGTCCGTCAAACCAAAATCAAAAATGGAGACAGCAAAAGCCCATTTGGGTGACACCAAAATGGTTGGTGTACCTAGAGGGATACAAGATGCGATTAGGGCTTTGTTACAACTTTACTACGTTTCGTTACCAACAGAAGTCCAAGCTTTAACTCAAGAGATGTATCCATATGTAATTGATACGGAATTAAAAGACTTTTTTACAAACACTTACCAAGGTCAAATTGTTAAAAATTTACAAGGTTTTGATAAAGATTATTTTTACCAAATTTTAAACGAAGAAGCTGAAAAATATTTTGAAAAAAAAGGTGAAGAACCTACACAAGAACGTATAGATAATTTTTTTGAAGCAGTAAGAAAAGGTTTAATATCTAAATATATCAGGTCAGCCGAATCAAACCATCAAACCGTTGATAGAAAATTTATCAACAAAAAAACTTTAAAAGATTTAATCGACTATATGAGTATTCAAATAAAAAAAGCGGGTGATAGGTTACATAAAAATGTTGGTAGACTTTACGCTCTAAAAATGAATAAAGGTTTGACTGTCTAAAAAACTTTTTATATATTTGTACTATAAATTTAAAATTAAAAGTTATGGTATATCCAGAAATCAAAATTAAAGAAAAACGTAAGTCTTTTACGATGAAAGTAAAAATTTCAAAAAAAGAAGTTGAAGGTGAGGTTTTTACTTCAGAAGAAGTGACCGAACTTAAAAGAACTATTTTAGAAGAAATTTCTTATGAATTGGACAATCTTGTTCATATGATGGTTGAGGACGAAGAGTTAAGTGTTGAACAAATTGAGGCTATGGAAAATGCCTTAAGTAAAGTTTCAGTTTCAATCGAAAATGAAACTGAAGAGGTTAGTGAAACTGAAGAAAAAGCTTAACATCTTTAAAAAGAATTAAAAAGGGACAAAATTTTTGTCCCTTTTTTTATATTTATATAGTGATAAACTATATTAAAAATGGAATTATATAAAATATTTGAAAATACTGTATTAACAGAAGGCCGTAAAGAAGATGTTATGGCAAAATACCCTGATGTCCCTAAAGATGTTATTGAACATTTCTCACAAAATGACCTATCAGGTAATAACAAATATCTTGACTGGATGGTTGGTACTTATGTTAAAGACGGTTCCGTAACAAGAGTTGTTGAGGCTGTTCAAGGTTATCATCGTAAATTGGCTATGATAAACCCTAACAACATGGCTGATTTTTCGGATAACTATGGTGATGATGTAAATAACATTGAAAAAATTGTTAAAAATCCGAAAGATATTAATAGTTTTGATTTATCTAGTTTAGAGGTTTTTGTTAGTTTTTTAAATAGTTTAACTTCTAAAAAACAAGAGGCTGAACAGATGAAAAAAGAATCTGACAGAATTTATGAAGATAAAGAACTGATTGTTGTTTCACCAAAAACCCACAAAGCTTCTTGTAGTTATGGTATTCATAGTGCATGGTGTGTTGCGACAGCAAACACAGGTCACTTTGCTAATTATACCAAAAACGGTACACTATACTTTTTTATTAGTAAAATAGATAAAGCTTATAATGACTATTGGAAAGATAAAGACAACGGCCAACCACCTTATAAAACGGCTTTATTGTTAAAAGACAATGGTGAGGCAAGTTGGTGGTCAAAGGGTGACTCTAACTATACAAATGGTTTAGATGTTAATAACCCAAAATTACCAATGTTAACTGATGAAATTGTTGCAAGAATATTAGCTCATAATAAAAACGCAATTGAAACTCGTAAACAAAGAGAAATTGAAGCAGTTTTAGTATCATCAGGATTTTATAAAAGAAGTGGTGGTGATAATAATTTAAAACAAAACTTTGCCGGTTTTGTTAGGTCAGAAATTTATACACCTGAACAATTAGTTTCAATTATAAGAAACGACAACTGGTTAGCTTTATATGAAAATTCGGATACAGGAACTGCAGTACGTAAAACTTTAGGACCTAATGTTGTTTTTTCACTTATTAGAGAAATGTTAACGGGAAAAATTTCAATGTCTCAAGTTGAGTTGTTAAAAGATATGCACGCTCAAGAATTTTTATCAACTTATGGTAAACAAATGAGTGATGATGAAAATAGAGAGATTGCTCAAATTATCGTTAAAAAATTAGGTAAGAAACCTACAGCAGCTGACGTTGGTGGTGACGTTAAAATGTATGTTGATAAATGGACTATGTCCCCTGAAGATTGGCAAAAATACGAAAACAGTTCAAATTACTTTTTTATTGGTAAAATAGAACCTGTTGAGATTGGTGACGGTCAATACAAAAAAATGATGAATCTTGATTCTATCACTAAGGTAGATAGATTTAATCCAAAAGATCACCACAATTTACAAATGATGATGTTAAGTGCAAGATTTAAAAACTCAAACTTATACGCTATTGTAACAGAAAAAAATCTATTAGATGATTATGTTGGTGTACCTTCTCAGGACATCCCTGAACCTGTCATGAAAACAATAATGGAAAAGGCTAAAAAGATAGGTTAATTAATTGAAAAATCTTATTAGGAAGATATTAAAAGAATCAGAAGATGAATTTGATTGGATCCAAGATTTGGTCCCAGCTGATTTTAACTATCCACCTGGTGCTATTTATTATAAATTTGGTGATAGCAAAGAAGTTAGAGGTTATATATTAAAAAAAGTTGTTGATGATTTTAACGATTTAAAATTGGTAGGTGATAGGGTCATGTTAGAAACCAATGGTTGGTGTGACTTTGCTGATTTGTTCTATGACGATAATAGAGGTACTGATGGTTATGTTAATAGATATGTCGCAAAAAAAATGCTGTGTGATGAAGATGGTGATTGGTGGAACCCTTATGACGATGTTATAAGTAATAGACGTGAATGGAAATCAACATTGTGGGATGATAACGTTATTGGTAACGATGCTGTGATAACAGAAATTTTAAATCATATTAAAAATAACTATGTTTCAAAACCCAACTACAACCCTAATCAGTTAGATATTTTTGGTGAGTTACCTAAAAAACAAAAAGTTGTTAACATTAAAGGTAGAATATTAGATGATGATTATTTTTATGAATTAAAAAACGATTTAGATTTATTAGGTGATTTAATCAACCAAGAAGAAGAATTTTCAAATTTAAAGTCTGAGTTAAGGTGGGCTTATGATGATGCATATAACACTGCAGCAAGAGACCAAGTATGGAGTGCAGTTAAGGATAAGATTGAAGACGAATTTGGTGTAGGTAAATGGTTACAAAAAGACATTCAAAAACCTAGTGGTGTTGCAACAAGACATTACATGGAATTTGACATCACCAATTTATTTTGGTCTAGTGTATTCAACTTCTTTGACCATTGTTTAAATAGTCGTGTTGGTAAAAAATCGGTTCAAGATTATACCTTAGAAGAATTAGAGGAAACCTTTGAAGAGTGTATGACGCCGGCTTATGAATTGTTAATGACTGTCGGTTACAGTAACTTTTTAGAATTCTACAGTGTTCTGTTAGATGAAAATGGTGATGAATTTAATCCTAGATATCAGAACTATCCTGACGATGATGATATTCAAAAATATTTTACTGAATCTGTATTGGACAGAATCTAGTCCAAATTTTCAAAAACCTGAAACAGTTTATTTCGTTGGTATAGATTAATTTCCATATTTTTAAATGCTTTCTCTATAACTTCAAAGGCTGAATCAATACCATCAACCTCAAAGAACAACATTGCTTTCTCACCAACCTTATCAAAACTAATTTCATTACCAACAAAAGAAGTGCTAGCACCATTACCTTTATTTTTACCATTTGGGTTATAAGAAGAAACTGATTTAGAACCACCTTTGGTCATGCCCCTCATTACACCGTAGCCTGAACGTTTTGATGCCTTATTTATTGCTTCTGCACTTTTGGCGTCCATTATTTCAACCGTGTTACCAGTCTTGTGGTAAACAACATCAACCACACCATACTTTTCAGTGTCAGAACAGTTAACACATTTTTTAAAACCTAACTCAATACGTTTTTGTGGAATATCTTTATCACAATTTTTACATTTCATAAAACAAAGATAAAAAAAATAGTTGATAATTTGTGATAAAATTAATATATTTTAATTATGGAAATATTAAATAAAAACACATTCAGTGATGAAAATGTTGCCATAGAGAAAAATAGAAAAGGTGACACACTAATTTATATTGGGAAAGCCTGTTATTCCCTGAATGATTTGGAAAAAGTTGTAAGCTTTGCTAAGACAAAAGATTTAAATGAGTCGTTAAACTATCGAGTTAAAAATTTTATAAAATAACTACCAAATTTGGTCTAAAAAAGACATATTTTTATCTTCTTGAACTAAAAAGTAAAAACCAGTATTTAAGTTATGAATAAAATCATCTAATGAAAGAGAACTGTGTTCAGTTTCATGATCGTCAGGGTCAACCCATTCAATGTCAATATATTTTTCATCCATATCAATTATTTTATAGACAACACCACTTTCATTATACTCTTCAAAATGGTAAAATTCCATCCCAACTAAACTGTAATCTCTGAGAAAATTATAATCCATAACAATAAATATGCATATTTATAAGATATGTTATTATATTTTGAACCTGCTATAACCGCTATTAAATGGCCTCGAGTAATTGAGGCTCTTAAAGTTTTACATCCTAAATTAACATGGGCGAGTAGAGTTAATCTAGATTCATTTAACCCCTTTGAAGCATTTGATCCACTTTCTCAAAATGTAATTTCATTACCACCAATTAACAGTCTTATTATAGATTTTTATGATAAATTATCTTACGGTAGATTTCCAAATCCTGAGTCAATGTCAAAACATGCGGGTTATGGTTATGGTACTAAAGTTGTTGATGGTTGGGAATATCTAGGTATGAAACAAGATACTGATTCTATTTTTGATTCATTAGATGAATCTTATATGACGGATGCGGAACATGTTGAACATTTTTTAGAAACAGGTAAATTGTTAAATGGTACTTATTATTTCGATCCACCATTAATTGTACCTGAGATTGAACAACTGCATTATATGTTTGGTCACATTAAAGGTAATAAAATTATTTTAAATCCTATAACAACTCAATTTGGTCACTCTATCTACGCAAGTCAGACTTTGGTTTGGCTTGATGTTAGTAACAATACAATTACAGGTTGGCAAAACGTTGATGACGCTGATGATGAAGATGGTGAATATGTTTTGAATAGTCTGCAAGGCATTCAAAGATGGTGTGCCAACAATGGTTGTCAGGAACCATTCCGTGATGGTCGTTTATTCTTAGATTATGAATTACCAAATACTGAAGATATATTTAACCAATTAAATGAATCGGATGAATTTGATTGGGTTGATATTAGTACAGATAGTTTATCAGGTCAAAGACTATATGACACTATCCAAAATTATTTTAGTACATATCATAATGATAGATATTGGCTTGAAGAAGAAGATGGGGTTATTCGAATTTGGGATGACACAGGTATCTACTACGATTTTAAGTTAGAAGACTTTACCATTCCGAACTTGATAGATTATTTTAAAGATTCAATGACTAATATAGAGGACCCAGAAGTTAAAGAAGATTATATCCAATTAGCTAAAACCCTAGAATCAATCATCGGACCAATAAATTTTTAAATATGTCAAATTTCAATAATATAAAAATAGGTGATACAATTTATGTTACAGGTATAGAGGCAGATTTATATGAATGTAATGATGATAATTATGAAGTTTTATTATCGGTTGTAAATCAATTTTGTAAGGTCGTGGATGTTGCTGACAATGTTGATTTGTATAATTTATCAGACGTTGATGGTGATTATTGCCTAGAAAAAACACAGAGAGGTGTTTTAATTCAAAGCCCAAAGTTACAAGGACATGATGGTAATGGTAGATGTCCTGAATTTAATTGTTATTGGATTGGTAAAGACTACCTTAGTTTTAGTTCAATGTCTTTAGATGATACAATCAATATATTTGATAAGTTAAACGAATCTAATGAATTTGGTTGGGCTCAAGAAATTATTAAAGATGTCCCTGATGTTGTTGATTATCGTACTGTAAAACAAGGTGACAAAGTTGTCCCAGGAAAAGATTGGTTGTTTGGTAATCAAGCTCAAGGTTCTGTTTATGGTATTGTTGATTTAGAAGAATACGGTGGTGAACCAGCATATATTGAGGACAGTACATATGAGGAATTTTGGCAGTATTGGGTCCATGTTGATTGGGTTGATAAAAATGGTAACCCAAATTTTAGAAACAATTATCGTGTTGGTCCTGAATATCACGATTTAAAATACTATGTTCCAAAACCACCTAAAAGAAAAAAAGATATTAAGGAATCGGAAGAAAATATAAAAGAAATTACTCATAACGACTTACGAGTTGGTATGACGGTTATTGTTGATGGTTATGATGTAAATGAAAAAACCCAAAAATGGGAAAATAAGATAGGTACCGTTGTTTATAATTATAATGAGGATGAAGATGATACTAGTAATAGTTTTACAATAAGTTTTAAAGATTGGGCTAACGGTCATGACGGTAGTAACCTAGTGGAGTGTGGTAGTGATAAATGTTGGTCATTCTACGACGACTGTGCGTATAGTGAGGAAAATAATTGCCAAAATATAGATGGAATTAAATTTTACACCGTAAATACATATGATTTATTTGACCAATTAAATGAATCGGAAGATGATGAATTTGGTTGGGTTAAAGAAACCATAAGTCAAGAATATAATAGATATGGTGATATTTTACCTTATTTGGATTTTGACGATATTATTTCCGTTACAGGTGATTTTACTGACGATTACGGAAATGTATTATTGTCGGTTGAAGATGTGCCTTTCAAAGTTTACAAAAAAAACAATATAGTATATTTAAAATGGGCCCAACCTGAAGATGAAAGACCTAATGGTTGGTCAAGTATATCCAATACTAGTGAAGAAGTACACATGGGTTCAAGTACCTTTGAGTGGGACAAAGAATTAATGGTTAAATTTTTACACAAAGAAGACCACCCCTTTTAATTTCAAAATTAATTTCTTACATTTATGATATGAGAAAGTTTTTTAAAATTCTTAACCCTTTATATTGGGTTAAGTTGTACATTTACACAAGAATTAATAACAGAAAAAATTTTTAAGATGAAAAGAAAAGACCAAGAAGAATTTTCTTCTAAATTAGTTTATTATGGCTTTATGGGATTATTGATGGTATTATTAGTTCTCGCAATTACAAAACGGTAATATTTATGGTTAAAAAGCCATGAGTATTAAAAGTTTACAAACAAAAATCGGAGTTACGGCAGACGGAGCGTTTGGTCCTGGAACTCTAAAAGCGGCAATGAATTATTATAAAATGACACCTGAAAGGGCTGCTCATTTCTTTGCACAAACCGCTCACGAAACAGGTGAGTATAAATCTTTTTCAGAGAATTTAAATTATTCGGCTGATGGACTTAAAAAAATTTTTGGAAAATACTTTCCTGATAAATTGAATGAGTCTTACGCTAAACAACCCGAAAAAATTGCCAATCGTGTGTACGGTAATCGTATGGGTAATGGTGATGAAAATTCTGGTGATGGTTTTAAATTTAGAGGTAGAGGTGCATTACAAACAACGGGAAAAAACAACTATCTTGCTTTATCTAACCATTTAAAAAAACCTGAAATTATGACCAACCCTGACTTGGTAGCTACAGATTACGCATTTGAATCTGCCGTGTTTTTCTTTGAATCCAATAAACTTTGGTCTATCTGTGACCAAGGTGTAAATGACGTTTCAATATTGGCACTTACAAAAAGAATTAATGGTGGAACAAACGGTTTAGACCATCGTAAAGCTTTAACAATAAAATATTACGGCTGGTTGAAATCTTAGTCTATTAATATTATATTTGGTTCTATGAAGAAGTTTAATTTTGTAGAACCAATTAAAATAAAAGTTGAGGAATACCCTAATGTTAATTCTGTCTATAAAAGAGATGGTGACGACGATGAGGGTTACAAAGATTTTTTTTCTTTTGAACATGGGGTTGATGTCGATAATGAATCAATACAACAGTGGGTTAACGAAAGTATTCAATATCTGTTAGATAATCCTGAAGAAAAGTTTTCTTACCACCAAGGTGGTAACACCCTTGTTATGTGTACAAGAAGTATAGATGAAATCCATGTTTGGGTTTCCAAATCCCACATGGAGGCATATATACCACTTTACGAACCAACATATTTTGATAATGATGAAGAAACCATGTAAAGAATGTCCTTGGGTTGTTAAAAATAAACATAACAACACCATAACAGAATTTTCTGAAAGAACTAATAAAAAACATAACTGTCACATGACTAATGCTGGTAAGAAAAACTTATGGGAAGTAGACGAAAAGTGTCAGTGTGCTGGCAGGAAAATGTTTATTAATCAATAATTTTTACTATCTTTGTTTTTTATGGGAACAGCAAAATTTAAATTCAACAATGGTAACATGGCAATTTTATGTTCTAATTGTGATAAAATAGTTAAAACAGGTAAAGATTTTACCGAACAAGAGTGGAAAGCTTTAGAAGGTAAGGGTGAAATAGAATCTGTTTTTTGTGAAGATTGTAAAGATAAAGTGGTTGATTTTGACAAAATTATAAGTACACCAAATGATAAGTTAGGTGCTTTAAAAAACATTGTACCCATGTTAGCTCAAAATCCAGACTTTAAAGAAAGTTTAATTCAGATTATGTCTGAAAAGTTTTTAAAAGACATTAACATAAATGAGAGTAATGAAAAATAATAAATTAGTTGAATGGGGTTGTGTAGTCGATAACCATTTAATGGGTGTCACACCACTTGGCAAAGTTTTTATCAGAATGAACAGACAAGAAAAAGTAACTGGTATGTATACCATGTTTGATGAAATTGAAAAGTTTACACCTCAAGACGAGTTTCAAGAAGACATCGATTTGGCAAAAGAAGTTTTATCTGAAATAGTAAAAGGTAAGATTGAGAAAGATATCTTCCTTAAAAAAGAATTAACATTATAAAAAATAAACCCCTAATTTTGATAAAAACATTAATTAATAAATACCGTAAACCAATTTTTATAACAATAGGGATAACTATATTGAATATTATTTTTGGTTTTGATGCACGTTTTACAATTATTAATCTACTATGGTTGTTAGTTTAAAAATTAGGGGTTTTTTATTAATATTTAAAATTTAGATAACTAGATTCTAATTTTTCTTTTAACATCAGTTGATAAGCTCGTGCTAGTCTTGTCATACCAATACCACCACCAAACCTTGGGAAAAATTCAAAAGATAAAAACTCTTCCAACTCTTTTTCAACTCTTTCTTTACCAAACAATTCAAATAATTTAGCACAGTATTTACCATCTTCTATTGTGTAAAAATTGTGTTTCATTTCTTCAACATCACAACTTCTTTCAGCAGAACCAATAGTTTCTTGACCATAAAGTATAACATCAACTTTGTTGAAGATATTATTTTCTTTATGTTTCATATTCCAAAAAGGGTTTGTTCTCAAAGGAAAGTTTTGTAAAGAAACCACAGGACCTTTTTCTTGCCACATTCTTGTTTCATGTTCGTTTTCAAGTATTTCTACATTACCATATTCTTGACAAACATCATTATAATTTACCTCAATTGGTTTTTCAAAACCCAAATGGTATAACAACTCAGATTCTAATTTTAACATTTTGTCCATACCACCCTTAGATTCAAACTCAAACATTGGGAATATCATTTCGTGTCTTCCTTCTATTGGGTTCTTTTCTTGTCTGTAAGAAGTAGAGATACAATAAACACCTTTCCATTCAGGATTTTTAAGTAGTTCATATTCTAACCACATCTGACCTGTTTGTGGTAAAGGCCAAACTTGACCATTGTAATTAAATGTAGCGATTGAATGTGGGTTCTCACATGCCGCTAAAATTGACAACCTACTTTGTGTAGGTACTTCTTTGAAACCTTTCTCTTGAAAGAAGTTTCGCATTCTTTGCACTAGTTCATTGTAACTTTTTGTGTCTTTCATTTTTGTTTTTTTTTAGATTTGTCAGGGCAAAAAAAATCCCTTCATTTAGAAGGGATTACTGTCGCCGTTATTATTTTGTAACTTTATCATCAGAAATAAATATACCAAAAATAACTTGAGTGTAAAGATATTTTATATTATTTTTATAAAATGAAATTATCTGATTTATTAAATAATGAAGGTTATAAATTAATCTTCGAAGGTTATGATTACATGTCAACATGGGTTGTTTTGGAAAAAAATAACGAAAAGTATTATTACTATCTAAACACTGAAACTTTAGAAAAAATAGAAGAACCTAAAGAGTTAAAATGGGATGAATTTGGGAACCTTTTGGAAGAGTGTAAATAATTTATTATCTTTGTTAGATGGAAATTAAATCACATTATGAAGTTGGGTTTAAAAATGTTGACCCTGATACTGGTGATGTTAAATACACACCGATAGCGTTAACAATGACCGAAGAAAATGCAATGGTTTTAGTTTACTCTTTACAAAAAGCAGACGAAGACCCCAATACACATTATGTTTATAATAAAATTGGTGAACAAAAAATATGATAGAAGCTTTAAACAAATATTATAAAGACGCTTTGTTGTATAAACAGATACACCCAACCTTGCCTTTAACTATTTGGAATTACACCGAAGAAGTACAGTACGAAAATAAATGGGATGAATTAACTTTGTCTACCCGTGGTTTAGTTACTGATGAATTTGGTACCATTGTTGCCAGACCTTTTAAAAAATTCTTTAACATGGAAGAAGGTAAACATACTCCTACCACTGATTTCGAAGTATTTGAAAAAGTAGATGGTTCTTTAGGCATCGTTTTTAATTACAAGGGTGATTGGATAATCGCGACTAGAGGTTCTTTCACCTCCGACCAAGCTGTTAAAGGTAAAAAAATGTTGGATAGATTGAAGATGGATAAAGCACCCCATAATTTGACTTATTTGTTTGAAATCATCTATCCTGAGAATAGAATTGTGGTTGACTATGGTGACCAAGAAAAATTAGTTTTGTTGGGTGCAATCGAAGTTGGTTCTGGTACTGAAATTTCTCGTCACACCTTAGAATACTTTGCAAGTGAGATAGGTTCTGACATAGCCAAGTCTTATGACGGTATTAAAGATTATTCTGTATTAAAAGATATGGTTAAAGATAACGAAGAAGGTTTTATAGTTCGTTTCTTTAACGGTGATAGAATGAAAGTTAAGGGTCATGAATATCTTCGTCTACACAAGATAATGACTAACATATCTACCACTTCTGTGTGGGAGGTATTAAGTAATGGTGGTAACTTTGATGACATGATTAAAGACGTTCCTGATGAGTTTTATGATAAAATAAGAAAATACTCTATTATTTTAAAATACGACTACATAGCAATATTGGAAGACGCTAGGAAAAGATTTAATTATTATTACGAAAATAATTTTTTCCCCACCAAAAAAGAATATGCTTTGTGGGTTCAAACTCAACCGCAACAATTACAGCCACTTTTATACAGAATTTTTGATAACAAAGAGTATTCTTCTTATATTTGGAGATTAATTAAACCTGAATTTCAAAAAATATGACGGAAAAAACACTTTATATTGTAAGAGGTTTACCTGGAAGTGGAAAATCAACATTTGCTAAAAAATTGGTTGGTGATGACTTTTTAGTTTGTGAGGCTGACAAGTATTTCACGGATGTTGAGGGTAATTATAATTTTGATATCACCAAAATAAAAGATGCTCACAAATGGTGCCACGATAGGGTTGAAACTTATATGAAAGATAGTTTGGTTAACAACCAATTTTATCGTGAGATTGCTGTTTCTAATACATTCACTCAAGAATGGGAAATGAAACCATATTACCTTTTAGCCGAAAAGTATGGTTACAAAGTTTTTTGTGTAATTGTTGAAAACCGTCACGGTGGTACAAACTTACATGATGTACCTGAAGACAAACTTGAAATAATGCGTAATCGTTTTGAATTTAAGCTTTGATGTTTATAATTTATTAAACATATTTATAATTAAAACATTATGGCAAACGAATTAAAAAATAGAATATTTAAAGAAATGAAAAATGTTAACGAAAACATTAAACCTCAAATGGGACCTAAATTATATAGGTTAAGTGAAAAAACAATTAATATATTAACCAACAGGTTAGCTGACGAATATATTGCACATTATTTTTATAGAAATGCAGCTAATTGGTGTAATGATATGAACTATAAAAAAGCTGCAGCTTTTTTTACAACCGAAGCTAACACAGAGTTACAACACGCTGAAGGTCTTCAAAAATATATGACCGACTTTAACATTATTCCTGAGATACCATCTGTTGGAACTTCAGACGAATTTAGTAGTTTAGTTGATATTATTTATGGGGCATACGAAATGGAGTTAGGTCTTATGAAATCTTACAATAGAGATTCACAACTTGTATTTGGTGACGATATCACAACATTTGATTTTTTAACAGAATATAGAGAAGGTCAAAAACAATCTGTTATTGAATACAATGATTTAATTAACGCTTTAGACTTGATTGACAAAAACGATAAGTTCCAAATTTTATATTTTGAACAAACTTATTTTTAGTAAAAAATAGTCTATTCCATCAAACCTCTCCCCATGGAGAGGTTTTTTTATTATCTTTGTGTTATGAGGTTTAAAATAAAAAATTTAGGTGTCAGCCTAATACTAACTCACCGTTGGCAAAAAGGTTTAAATTTTTATCAAAAAGAAAAATGGAATGATTTTAGACTAGGTTTTAGGGTTAGGTACTGGGATAACCCCACACAAATTTCAATAGGTTTATATTTAATTTTTTTTAAAGTTTGGGTTGTTTTTTACAAAATTTAAAACTAATCTATATACGTATTTTATAAAAAACTGAATGAGAAAAATTCTACTGATAATTTTACTTTTGATACCATTTTTAATTCAATCACAAATTGGTGGTAGAGTCAGAGAAGTTCAAAATCAAAAAAAATTAAAAATACGTATAAAAAAAAGTGGTTGGCACTATAGAAAGTGGGAACCAAATAGATTAAAAGTTGTTGAATCAGAAAAAAAACTTTTTTATAGACATAGGACAAACAACCAAAAAGAAAAAGAAAAAATACAAAGAAAGATAAATAAAAAAAGGTACAGGTTGTTAATGCGTAATAGAAATTCTTTCACCAAAAGAAAATATATGAGGTGATTTTACTTTTAGAATAAAATTTTTTATATTTTATTAAAAATACAAAATATGGATGAAAATATAAAAGACTTACTGATATCTTTGGGTGTTGCAGGAATATCATTACTTTTTGTTAAACTTTTAGGTATAAAATCGGAAGATTTTTTAGTTGCCGCTGTGGGTATGATGGCCTATCTTACTTACAGAAATTATGAAGAATCTTTGTAGATAAAAGATTTTTTTGTATCTTTACGGTATGAAAGAATTAATAAACATTCTCAAGACCGAGACCCAATCTTTAAAAGAACAATACATTCAAAAAACTAAAGAGTGGGCTGAAAGACATTTCAATCACGTGACACCAAGATACAAATGGGACACTATTCAATGGTGTGAACATTTTGGTTTAACTCCTGAAGTTGTATTCAACACCTACATAACCTCTAACAAAGGTAAAGGTTCAACGGAGTTTTTAACATTCCCTCGTGGTTTCTACAATACAAAACAAAGTCGTGAACACGGTAGATTACGTGACGAAGCAATCAAACTTATCAATATGGGTGTTGAGAAGTATATTGAAAAAGAAGTGATTAAAGCCGAAAAACACTACGAGGCTTCTATCGATAAATTGGCTTACAGAATCGATAAGAAAGGTTTGGATATTTCTAAACTTAAAACAATCACTTCTCATATCGGTGTTAACATCAATACTACTTTAACTGATGGTGAGAAAACTGTTAAAGCTTTTACCATCATTGCAGAAGGTCCAATCCAAAGACCACACTATCGCTATTTAATAAAGTAAAGTATATTTATAGGTGTGAAAGATATTATTAAAGAAATATTAAAAGAATCTGAAAATGAATTTGATTGGATTCCTGAGTTGAGAGAAGTTGTGGTTACCAATCCAGGTTCACGATACCCTACTCACTTAGAAGCTATGGTAGCTTTAGGAGTTACTGGAGCAAAAGAATTTATTGATAAGTTTGGAATTTATTATTTCAATACCGAAGAATTTCATAAATGGAGACAAGAGCACAGTTATGATTATGATGATGATTTATTTTTTTCAGAAAATGGTATAAACTTAACCAAACCGATTAAAGGTGAAACGTACTATATTTCCGATTTACCTTACAATGAAAACGGTACACTAATTTATAAATTAATAAGCCCCTACAACAACAGGGAATTTATTATTGGTGAAAGTGGTTTTAAATTTCTTTGATTAAATTATTTTTGTTATCTTTACATTATGATAACAACAGTAATAATCTCCTCTTTAGTTTTAAATTTGGTATTAGGTTTAATGGTTAATTCTTTATCTAAAGAAAAACCAAACAATAAAACAAAAACCATCTACAAGGATAAAATTGTTTACAGAGACAAACCTGTAGAAAAAATAGTTTACAAAGATAAAATTGTGGAGAAAATTGTCTACAAAGATAAAATTGTGGAGAAAATAATTTACAAAGATAAACCTGTTGTCCACGAATTTGTTAAAAAAGAAGAACCAAAAGTTAGTACACAGAGAAAAGAACTTTTAGATGCTCTCGCTGACTTAAAAGCCAAGAAAAAGAAATCTAAAAAAGATATGGAAAATATCTACACGATTGAGAAAATTTTACCTAATATTAAATAATATGAAAAAAATAACAGACGCTTTAATGAAGACAGCCCGTACAATGGGAATTAGTCTACTAGTAGGAATTATATGGTTTTGTATAATCCGTTTTCTTGACCCAGAATGGGCATTAGCAACAATATTTACGTTGTGTTCAGTATTTATATTTTACCTTTACTACAAAAAATAATTAAATATGGATAAAAAATTATATAATTTAGCTGTAGGAATGTTTGTGGTGGTGTTAACACTATATATTGTTGCTGGTTTAATAAAATTATATGTTATGTTCAAATAATATAACGGAAAAAAGATATGGATAGAGAAGAAATGATTAGTTTTATAATCGAAGGTGAACTTAAAATGATGGATGCTTTTAAAAAAGGTCATAAACCCCACACAGAAGATGAATTCCAACCACTAAGGGAATTAATAGAAAAATATAGGGAAGAACTAGGTTATAAAACTAACTACTGTCACTATAGTGGTTTACCTTCTCCATCTGCATATGAATCAGAAATCTGAATCAACAACACTAAACAAACAAGACTAATATGTGGCATTATATAAAATACTTACTAAAGTTACTTACAGGATTTATGGTTATTTTAGCATTAGATACTATGCTTAAAAAAGTGGGTATTGATAAACAAGATGATTATTGGTGGCTTTATATAACATTAATATGTTACAATAGTTATTGTTATTTAGAATTTAGATTAGAAGATAAAGAAGAATAAAATGATAGCAAAAGAATTAAGAATAGGAAATTTAGTTTACCTTAAAAGTAAAGAAAAGATTTATCAAATTGATTCGGGACACGACATCGAAGAAATTGATGATGCTCCAGAAATGTTTGACGCTACACCAATTATTCTAACAGATGAATGGTTTCAAAAATTTGAGCAATTCTACAAAAACGAAGAATATTGGTGTATTGATATTAATGACTACAAGTATTGTTTTAAGTATAGAGATTGGGCTGAAAATTGGGCATTTTATCAAGAATTTACTGATAGTCCTCACGAACATGATAATGGGGTAAAGTACCCTATTTCATTTGATATAAAACATGTACATCAGTTACAGAACTTATATTTTGCATTACAACACGAAGAATTAAAATTAAAGATATGAGTTACACAGTAAGACACAAAGGTAAGATTTTACTAGTAATAAATTTATAAAAAATTGCTCAAATAAAATATGATTAAGAAAAACGAAGAACAATTTGATAGTGGTGGTATAATGCTTAAACATACCTTTCTATTAGGCTTTAATGATTTGGATATACCAACAGAAGATATCACGGAAGAAATGATTGATAACTATGTCAAAGAAAAATCTCAAGAATTTGAATGGTCGTTTAAAGCCTTCCTGATGCTTAAGTTAGGTTATATTGGGATGAATGAAAATGGCAAATGGGTTAAAGAGTGATATTTATATCATATGAGAAATCTAATCCGTAAAATATTAAGAGAAGAGTTAGACCCAAAAACAGGAACAGGAAAAAAACCAAAAGGTTCAGGAAGAAGATTATACACAGATGAAAATCCTAGTGATACAGAAAACATACAAAGAATCAAACAAATGATAGGACTTGTTACTGAAACAAGACAAGGAATGTTTAATTGGTTAAAAGAAAAACTACCAAACACTCCTGAATATGTAATAAGAGATTGGGTTTATAAAATGATTAAACAATCAGATGATATAAACACATATGAAGGTATTACAGAATGGATTGATGAGTGGGTTAAAGACGTGGAATGGGAGACTCAAAAAGATTTTCCAATATCAATGGAAATATTTACCGATAAAACAAAAAAAGAGTTAGAAAGTAGAATTGGGGGTGAAATAAGACAAGATGTTGGTAAAGATACTGAAAGACACGAAACACAAAAAGAGTTATTACAGAATAAGGGAATATCAGAAGAACCAATTATCTTATTTAAAACCAAAGATGGTAAATATGAATTAGGTGAAGGGTGGCATAGAACGACACAAACATTCATTCAATTCCCTGACGGATTCATACAACCCAATGTATATATAGGATTAAACGCAAAATGGTTAGATTAATATGAACCTACAAAACGCTAAAGACCCTGAGACAAAAAAAAGGTTAAAAAGAGCTTATGACTATATAGAAAGTAGAAAAGAAGCTTCAAAGAAAAAAACTGAGAGGTTACGTGAGAAAAAATGAAACTTGACGTTAATTTAATACCTCACAGAGATTTTCACAAAGGCTTTTGGTTACAAACAAAAGAAAGTCCTTGGTATTTCTTTTATCAAAAACCAAGAGAATATTTTTTACCCAAAGATAATTCTTTTTATCAAACTGTTGACGATTCTTTACTACCAATAGTAAAATTGTTACACAAAAACAATATCCCGACCACACCTTCTTGTTCAGGTCATATGATGCCAAAAAAACATTATGCTAATTTGTATAACAGTATAGAAGATGTTAAAGAATACATCAAAGGTGATGGTATTATATTACAAAACCCTGAAACTAGTAGAAAGTTTTTTTATCAAAACAAAAATTATAATTTACCTTGGCAACAAGAAGAATTTGTTGAGTTAATGGATGATTATCAAAAAAAAGGTGTAATTGGATTTGTTGACAAAGATAATGTCTATGAATCAATTAAAAATAAATTAAAATCAAGAAAAGAAGGTCCTGTAACTTTAATATTTTCAAAATCAGAAACACCTAGAGGGATTGATAAAAATTGGCAATATGTTTATGAAATTTTAAAATCAAATTTGTAATCAGTTTTCAAAGTATATTTATATCATATGAGAAACCTAATCCGTAAAATATTAAAAGAAGCTTATGATGCTGAACATGAGGAAAGAAAAAAATTAATTCCCGATGCAATAAAAATGGCACCAAATTGGACAGGTAGACCAAAAGAAATGTATCAAAGTGTTGAGCAAGCGGAGGAGATGGAAGATAAAGCTCACAAGAAAGCGGAAGGTAAAGGTGAGGCTAGAATATATAGTGCCATAAAAATGGCAAATTTAAATAAATACGGTATTAACTTTAGAGATAGTGAAATCTCAGTATCAACAGATGATAGCCAATCTTTATTTGGTGATAACGATGTCGATGCAGTCATCTCGGGTAAAGGTTATTTAATGTCCTGTTATGATAGAGATGTTTCAACAAATAAAATAACATCATCGGATAGAAAACTACCCATAACTCCTTTAAACCCCAAAAAATCAAGATGGGATGAATGTTTAACCAACTACAAAGATGTTAAATGGGATTTACTATTTTATAATCCAAAAAAATTCAGTGAAAAAGTTATAAGTCATTTGGCTAAGAAAAAAGGTTTAAAAACGGTTTCAATATGGGATGAAGACATACCACAGGTTATTAAAAACAGTAGATATATTTTTAAATAATGAAAAATTTAATCAGGAAAATATTAAAAGAAGAACTAAATACCAAACCTAATTTAAACATAGGTGATAAAGTTACAATAATAGCCAATAAAAAAATTGGCCCAATGAGATGGGATAGATATAAAGTTTCATATGTTGGTGTTACCTTCCAAAAAGATAAAGTAATAGATACTGACGCAACTTATTTGGGTGAATGTGACTACGAAGGTATTTTGGTTTTAAGTCAAGGTCATGAACGATGTTTTGAACCCGACGAAATTAATATTACAAAAAATACAAAGTTAAAAGAAAGTCTAAATGAAGCGGCGAACGCAACTTTTGTTAAAGATTTTTTGGTTGATTTTGGGACATTACTATCTCTTAATTTTAGTCAGATAACTAAAATGGGGAAAGATGAAAATGCGACCAATGAGTTAAAAGCTATGATGGAAAGAATTAGAAAACCAATCATCAACGGCCAAACTTATTTTGAAATTATAAAAGACATAAACGCAATACCAAACAACCCCAAATTGTTATCAGCAATTTTATCACAAGTTAAAAATTTTATTGAATATGTTGAACCGAGGGTTGAAAGATTTGTAAAAGATGGACCTGCACCTAATGGTGTTGACTATAAAAAAGGTTGGTTGGACAGGATTAAAAAAATTAAAGAGGATTATAAAAAGATTGTTACGCCGTGAAAAATTTAATCAGGAAAATATTAAAAGAAATTTATTCTCCCGCGGGGGAAGAATATATTCCTGGTAAGTTTGTGGTTCATAAATCAGCACCCGTTTGGCGAGAAAACATTGAAGTAACAGGATTAGAAGTATCAGTTGGTGATTGTTATCAAAGTTATGTTGGTGGTGATGTAGATTGTAAAGAAGCAATATTTGCAACCGATTCAATGGAAGAAAAATATATGTTTGACTCAACTTATGATGATGATACATGGTTAATTGATACTGAATGTGCTGGGGTTAAATGGTATAAAGATAGACATTTTGATTTTGGCGATTACAAATATCATATTGTAACATTTCAAAATATACCAGCCAACTGTTTAAAACTAATACACAAAGGTACAGGAAAAAGTTATTGATGAAAAACCTAATTCGTAAAATATTAAAAGAAGAACTGGAATCAATCAAAGGTACACCAATATATCATTTCACAACAGTTGATAATGCATTAAAGATATTGGAAAGTAACGAACTAAGAGGAACCTTACCATCAGGTGAATATCTTAGTCTTGATAAAAGATTGGCAAATACAAAACATCAAATGACCATTTCATTTACTCGTGACAAAAACTTTAAAGGCGACCAATCATTGGCAGGCCAATCAAAACAACCTTTGGATGTAATCTTGGTACTGGACAGAAATAAATTAAAAACAAGATATAAACTAGAACCATTTAATTATAACTCAATCGATGACGACGACTTTTACAAGACAAAAAATAAAGAACTGGAAGAAAGAGTTTTAAACCAAAAGATTTATCCTGTAAGCAATTATCTAATCGACATTATCTACAAAGGTAATAATCCTAAGATAAAAGAAATTTTAGAAAGATATAAACCCTGAGAAATACTCGGGGTTTTTTATTATTAGACGGTTTCCGGATATACTTTTCATTATCCACAGAAATTATTAAATTTATAATATGAACAATACCCAAATACCAATAGGTGAAAAATTCAACCTTCTAACCATACTTTCAATAGGTGAAAAAATAAAAAGTAGTACAACAGTAAATTGCCAATGTGATTGTGGTAACATTGCCCATAATGTATATTTACGCAATGTTCTTAATGGACACACCAAGTCCTGTGGTTGTTTAAAAAATAAATGGCCTAGAGAAAAAATAATAAGGGAATATATGAAACTATATGAAGAACACCCAAACATAACACTTAATAAAATGGTAGAATTAAATATGGGTGGACTATCTCAGGCTATTGTAAAAGTATTTGGCGGTATAACAGACCTAAGAACTTCATTAAATCAAAGTAATGATATTAAAAGAGGTGAGTCAAAAAAAAGACTAGATATTAAAATAGGTGATAAATTTAACAAACTAACAGTAATAGAAATATTACCCAACCATATAAAACCATCAGGACAAATAGCAAGAAGAATTAGATGCGAATGTGATTGTGGTACAATAAAAGATTATCATCTACATGATGTTTTGAACGGTGTAAAATTTAAAAATATGGGTACAAAATCTTGCGGGTGCCATAATCGAAAAGCAAATGGCGATAGTTGGGATGCGGCAACAAATAGAGGCGATATTAGAGGCCGAAAAACAAAGACTAGTTATGAAAGCATGAAGAGAAGATGTTATAACGAAAAAAATCATAATTACCCTAATTACGGTGGTAGAGGAATTACTGTATGCGATAGGTGGTTGGAAAAACCTGATGGGTATAAAAATTTTAAAGAAGATATGGGCGAAAGACCTGAAGGTATGACATTGGATAGAATAAACCCAAACGGAAATTATGAACCAAGTAATTGTAGATGGGCAACAGATAAAGAACAAGCCAATAATAAGAGAAATAGTAAGAAAAAAGAAGATGTAATTCCACAGAAATGATTATATTTGTGATATGAAAATAATTAAGATTAAAGAAGACCACTATGTAATAGTGGATGAAACAATACAACCTGTAAATGGCTGGTATTATGATAAATTTATTGAAAAGATTAGAAATACAAATGGTGCCGAATATAACATTAGCTATCTAACATTACAAATCACCCACTCAACACAACCACTTGCCTCAATGAAAGAATTAATGGAAAAGGGTTATGACAACATTTTACCAATCAATATAGATGAAATAAAAAAACTAATTGGTGAGGTGGATGTGGAGAAGAAGGCGAAAGAAGAATACAAAGATAACTTACACAATCCATTTTTTACTGCAGCGCCAATGGGATATGTAAAAGGTTACAACCAAGCCCTTGAAGATAACAAGGAGAAAAAATATACAGAGGAGGATTTGTTAAAAGCTTATGAGTACGGAAGTAATGCTTTATTAGGTATATCTAAAATAAACCTAATCCAATCCCTCCAACCTAAAACAGAATGGAAATATGTGGGAGAGTGTAAGGGTAATAATGGTGATGGTTGTTTTATGGATAGTCCTGGTCATGATTGTGGTTGTTATAAGAGAGTTCCTAAAACAGGGTGGGAAGTGGAAATAATAGATGGTAAACTTAAACTGGTATGACAGACAATATAAGATATATTAAAACACAAGAAGAATGTAACCAATACATGGAAGAAGTTAGACTCAGGGGAAAGAGCTTTGAACCCAATCCAACAACCGTAAGCTTTGGTGATGAAGATGCATGGACCAATATGGAAGCATATGATTTTAAGAAGGAATATCTAAAGGTAGTAAAAGAAAATAATCATGAAACCATATACAGAATAAAATATGAAAGATAAAGAATTAAAATTAGAAGACCTTGAAAAACTGTATGAAGAATTTAATCTTTTTCTAGAAGAGAAGAAATTTGAAGAAGAATATAATAAACTATTAGAGTCAAGACCTATGTTATCGATTGATAAACATTCTAGCTATCATTTATTAGTTAGAGATATATTAATAGAGTTTTTAACACCAAAAGGTTATACAACATTAGACCCATTGTTAATGTCATTTATAATGGAGTTTGATAGATTATATTTTGGAAAGATGCAAGAAACATTTATACATTGTTATAGATAAATAACTAAAAACAATATATAGGATAAAGTATTAGGATATTTATAGAATATGAAAAACCTAATTAAGAAAATATTGCAAGAAGAAAGAAATAACATTAGACTGGTAAAGGATGTTTACGAACCGTCATCACTGGAGAAGGAATTTAACATTAATTTAAATACCAATCGCTTTATGAAAGAAGATGAAACCATGTATCATATCTTTGATAAGGATGAAAAGATAGGTTATCTAGTATTATCAACTGAAAAGTATAATGATTATAACTTTCAAGAATTATTAGGTGGCAACGTTGTCTATCTTAATTTTATCAGAACTAATAAACAAGGCTTACTAAGAGATATTATAGAAGAACTTAAACAAGAATTAAAAAACACTTTTGATTTTATTGTTCTGGAAGTTGATGGACATGATTATAATATCTTTAAGGCTTTAAAACAAAAATATGAAAACGTTGGATTTATTGGCATAATGCCTGACAATGTTGGAGAATATGATTTGGGTTTGGCTCCCGAGATAGACCCATATGAGGAAGATGTTTTTATGTATACAAAGATATAAAGTAACTAAAAATAATATATAGAGAACCCTGAATAACATCAGGGTTTTTTATGCCATATAAAATACAATTATTATATTTGTACTATGATATTCAGAAAAGGAGACATATACAAAAATACCCATAGTGAGGGTCTTGTTTATATAACAGAAGTAAAGAATAACAAATATAAATTGGAATGGACAAGCCCTGATGGAACAAAGGTAGAGAAATGGTATATACATGAATTCTTATCCATGTGTGTTAATAAAGGCTTTATGAAATTTGTTTCTTAACTACACTTTATTAGTACCTTAATTAACTAAATGTGTGGAAACGTGTATTCCGGTTAATAGGCAACGCCCGCTGCCGATTGTATAAAAAACAACGATTTTACTGCCTTTGCCTATTGTAAAATAACAAGGGTGTGGAAAATAGTGGTAGAATGTGGTGAAAACACAATAGGAAATGTTGTATAAAGCGTGGGCAAGCCAAAAGGGAACTGACCCCTTCGCGAGCCTTCCCCCAAAATTCCTGACAAAATAACATAAAAAATAAAGCCGACAATATAACAGGCCGAGAAAAACCAGTGTACCATAACCCACATAAAATGGGTAAGACAAACTGTCATGTTAGGAGCTACCATACAGAGGACAGTTGTCATAAAACCCAATGCCATTTTCATCACAGGTTGGCGGTGACGAGCTACGTCAGACCTGGTCGGTGAGGTAAAGACCGACAGTTGTTTAAAGCCACAACTTTGTGTTAAAGGCTCCTAACTCTATTACCTTGCTAAATCAGTTTTTATTATACAGTGGTACATTCGGTCTCTCGGTTTGGCTACGAGATATTATCATTCCACTGTTACCGTCTTTTAGATCATCAATCTTTGTGCTGATGTCTTTTTCTCTTCTACAAAGATAAGAATAATTTTCTAATTAATCAAATTATTTTTTAAACTTATCAATCATTGGCGGAACTTCATATTGTTCCACGTAGACATTGTTGGTACCCAATGCTTCAGCTCTCGCGTAAGCGTATATCGCACTTGGGGTCCAATATTTTTCACCATCTTTTGTTTTATAAGAGTAGATGGACTCTATGTTATTATCTTTCTCAATTATCATAGTACAAATATACTGTTTTTTATTTTATGAATCAAATTAATTTTGAATTAATCTATAAGTTTTAATTAAGCTAAAATCAACCAAGGTTACTTGTTCAACTTTAATGCCCCAATCTTCAACCATTACTTTTGATTTCTCGGTAATTAATGTATCTAACTTTGTGGCATCGCCCCATGTAAAATCTTCTATGACATTTTTAATAACGCCCTGTACAGTATCAACTAGTACATCTCTTGCACTATTAACCGAGATAAGATATTTCTTTGGGTCCTCAATCTTATAACGGATAATGCCCTTTAATACAATATTCTTGCCATCCTTGGTGGTTAAAGTTTGTGATAACAAATCAACCGTTTGTGGCACGGTAAAGACAACCCAAAATTTATCAATGAATGGAATTTTAAAATTGATGCCAGGTTGGGTGGATTTTAAAAACTTGCCAGCTCTCATATGAATGCCACCTTCCCATTCATTAACAATCTTAACGGGTATTACCTCGTCCTTTAAATTTAAAACAAAATCAATTAACTTATCAAACATGGTACAAATATACAGTATATTAATCTATTGGCCAAATAAATTATATCTGACAATCTGTCACGTTTTAAAAAAAAAAGGCATGCGGTGCGCTGGATTCGCTCCTGTTGTCGTTGGCCTTTGACACTATAAAGATAAAAAAATTTTTTGACATAATAAAATATTTCTGATATATTTTTTCTTTGGCCGTATAAGAAATAAAACTTATCTTTATAATATGATAGGATATTGGAAAAACGGTCGCAGACCCATCACAACAACAGGGAATAACTTTATGGAGAACTTTGTTTTCCTAACCCCCAACTTTGGCACATTAATGTTTGTATTATTAATAGGCTTACCCATTGCCTTTATCTACAACATAGTTAACCCAACTTATACATATAAGTTTTCAGACTACCACAACTACTTAAAGATTACATATCAAACAAGTGGTGATGAGGTAATAGGCACAATAGAAAAGATATGGGACGATAATGATAACAACTATCATATTGATACCAAGTTTAAGGGCAAGATAAATGGGAATACTTTAACCGTTGAATTAGAAAGTCCTTCAGTTAGAAAAGATGTTGGTGGTCCAGCATGGGAATTAAATAAGATGGTTACATTAACAGTTAACAATAATAAGATTTACTTTGATGGTCTTGAGGCCGAAAAGATTTGATAGTCTCAAGTATTATAACTATATTTGTATATGGGAAAGAAGAAATTAAAAGGTAAGAAAAAAATATTTATTTGGGCAGAGTAATATGACAACAGAAGTAATAATAGCAGTCACAGTTCCGATTATAATGTTCGGGATTGGTATAGGGGTAAAGATTAAAGACAGTAGAAAGAAAAAATGACATAATGTCAGCTGGGGTGGCTGGATGGCTATCCCGCTGGGGACCTCCCCCCAGCTACCCCGCCGGTATCCCCCCTCCCCTAGGGAGAGCCCCCAGGGCCACAAAGGGGGGCTCGGTTACGTTTTCAGATCTGGGACTATGAAAAAAAATTTCCCGGGAAAAATTGTCCCACAAAATCGAGCGTACCCCCCATCAATTACTAAAACCCAAAAAAAAATTTCCGGGAAAATTTACACCCCAAGTTGTTTACCTATAGGAATTTTCTTATCTTTGAAAAGCAGAGAGTACTTGTTTAAAAAAACTAATAGAAATAACTAATGAGAAAATTAAAAATCGGTGATAAGATAAAATGGAATCAAAGCATTGGTGGTAATATTATCTATACCATTCTTGATATTGATACCTCACGTGAACAAACCGTTCTGACCACCCCAAATAAAACTTATCTTTTTGAAAATCAAATTCTTTTACAATGGCAAGAATGGGATGGCAAAATAACCCAATCTTGGAGTTATTCCCTTGATAGCATTAATCAAGAAATTGTTAGAGGTCGAATTTCAATTTTAAATCAAGAACTTGAGCCTTATAAACATTTACCCAAATTTTCTTTTAGTAATTAAAATAATTTTTATATCTTTGTCATATGAAATCAAAAGAAGAAATAGAACAGTTGGCATTTTTAAAATATCCAAGAGTTATCAATGATCCTTACAATCCAATGGAAGATGATAATGCAGATGAAAGGAAAATTTGGATAGATGGCTACACTCAATGTCAAAAAGATATGTTAAAAATTTTACAAGAAGAAATTAAAAAGGCATTTATGCATGGGCAAGTAAATGCTCAAATGATGGAAATAGGTTTGGAACGAAATGAGGTTGAAGATTATACCAACAGTAGAATGTTACGTTTTACCAAAACTAATCCAAATTGTAAATGACATTAGAAGAAATTCATAGTATTGAAGTTGGTGATAAGCTTTATGTTGATCATAAAATTCATAAAAGGATTTTTGAAAGCAGAGGCAATATTAATGGTGATTGGTTTATTGTCTATAAGCCTGATAAATTCTATACCGTTTTTGTTGTTGATAAAGCAAAAGATTATATTAAATTAACCACTGGTTCTGAATTGGGTTTGAATAAGCTTGTTGTGTATAAATCTTCTAATGTTAAAATCCCCATTTCCATTCCCACTCTTTATATGCAACATTTTAAATTGCTTAAGAAAATAGATTATCAGCTTATTTCTTCCATTGATTATTTTGCTCAGATATAGATATTTATTTCTATAAGAACTTTTATGTCTATTAGAAAAATAATTAAACAAGTAATTACCGAAGAAAGATTATTAAATGAAATCGGTGATTTTGATATGTCCATGATTAAAAAACATGGTGGTCATGTTCTTGATTCTATTAACATTCAGGGTTATGAATTGGCTTTGGTTGATTTTGGTATTGCCGGTAAAACCATATCTTTAACTTATAATGATAAAGGTTATTTTCAGCCATTGCAACAGCAAAAGCAACCATCGGAATATAAAGGTTCTGATATTATTAAAATATTTAACCAGCTTAAGCCCAAAGCTTTGGAATGGGTTAATAAATATAAACGACTTACCATTGGTTCCACAAATGAATCTCGTGTCAGAAAATATCATAAATGGTTATGTTCCGATTTAAAATGTACGCCGGTTGAAAAGGGGCCGGAAATGCCACACGGTGAATCACAATATGCTTTTGTAATAGAAAGATAATTATATAAAAATTGCTATGAAAAAAAATACAAAAATTATTAGACTAACCGAAAACGACTTGGAGCGTATGGTTAAAAAAATTATAAAAGAATCTAACAATTCTGGTTCTATTGAAGATTATTTTTCTAAAGAAGAATTGGATGAAATAAAAGAAAAGGCTGCAAGATTATTGTCACCAGGATTTTTTGAGGATTATGAGGTTACTAATTATATCAGTACAGTTTCTGGTAATGATAAAAATGTTGAAAGAATGTTGGTTGATTGGTTGAAATCAGAAGGTCTTGAATTTTATCAGCCCGAATATCGTTCTGATACCGGTTATTTTGATCATATGGATGTTAATGAAGATTATATGTCTAGTGAAGAAGATTTAATTAATGATACTTATGAATTATTGACTGATATGGGTTATGAATATGTTGAAGATTTATATATTCAGGATTTGTATGAGGCTGCAGAAATATTAGAAAATGAATTATATGATGGCAACCATGGTCCTCATATAAATAAAGAAATTGAAGATTTGTTAACAAACATTTATGAAATAATTGGTTATCCTGATGAGGCCAAAGATTCGGATGAAGATTATATGGATGAAATGCCAAAGCCTGGCATGTTTCATAAATTAAAACAAGGTGTTCGTGATTTATCTGGTATTAGCAATAAAAATGATAGTGAAACATTAAAACAAATTTATGATTTAATTTCTAAAGGTATGATTGATAATGTTCGTCGTAATAGTGATGTCGTTACCGCTTATGTTAATAATAAAGCCTTAATTGTTGATAAAGGTTCTGATGCAGAAATTATTTATGCTGGTCGCAATCTTGAATTGGCAAATCTTGAATCTGAGGCACATGATTTATATCATCTTATAACATATATATCCTAAATTAATTTTATCTAATTCTTTTTGTGTGGATGGTATTAATAATTTTAAAATATAGATTATTTTGTTGATATTTATTCTTAAAGAATTGTAATGAAAAAAGTAATTAGATTAACCGAACAAGATTTGGAACGTATGGTTCGAAGAATCATTAAGGAATCGGATAAAGATACTGGGGAAGAACCTAGAAAAACTAAATATGATGAATCACCTTATGCAGATGAGGAACATCCTTTAAGAAAAGTAAAATATGATGAATCTATGTATGGACGTGAAGAAGATTTTATGGATGAAGACGGTGAGTTTGATGACGAAGAAGTACCTATTGGTGTTGATAATCTTGAATCACAAGGAACTTCCGGATTGGTTTTATTATTTAGCCCATTAGAAAGTGATATGGTTAAAGATTGGAATAATGATAAACAAATTCAGAGATTTGTTGAAGAAGAAAGATTATTCCTTAATGAACTTAGTTATGATAAATGGGAGATATACGGTATTGAAGGAGATAGGCAAGTTAGGAATTATATAATGAAAAATTATTCTTGGTAATATAAAAAAATAAATTATAATCCCATGGGCATTGTCTGTGGGATTTTTTGTTTTATAATTGTGTGGATAAAGTTTCTGATACCCGGAATCCGTCTTTTATCCCCCTACCCCCTTTTTTATTTGGTGATTTAATTTATTCTTCTTATATTTGTCTTATGAAAACATTTGTTAAAATTTTATTGTTTGTTTCTTTTATTATGTCATTTATTTTTGTGGGTGGTATGGTTGTGGATGGTATCATGTCTTTATTTCCGGCATCCGCTAGTGAATGGTTTCCCGTTATTCGATTTATCTTATGGATATTTACCTTTACCTTTAATTTAATTTTAACTTTTGTTTTATATTTTATTTTGGTTTATATTATTTCTGTGGTAATGAGTTTGTTGATGTAAAATAAAATTATTATATTTGTATTAATAAAGTAGTTCTGTGGGTGTGATAAAAGAATCTCTAATCCCTTTGCGAAAGGTTCTCTACTTTATTAAAATAGTCAGGTGGCGGAATGGTAGACGCAAAAATAGAATTAGTAAGGTCGAAACCCCTTTACAATTTACAGGTTCGAATCCTGTCCTGACTACTGTGATGGTTTTTTGTGGAAAGTGAAAGCACCAAACAAAAAGTTATAGTAGCCGTTAGACTGTAACTGTAATACGGGAAAACAGATGACAACTTGGAAAGACAAGTAAATAGTTAGGTGGCGGAATTGGTTAGACGCTAGCTAAGGAACAGACGGTGTACAACGTTTATTGAGCTTAATATGTTCCATACAGGTTCGAATCCTGTCCTGACTACAATGGGTAAGAGGTACTCAATGGTCTTTGGTCAATAGATGGTTAAACAGGACCCGTTCAATCCGGACAACGATAACGCCGGTTCTTAGGACTAAAGGTGCCAATCACAGCCCCTCCTTCGTAGTGTGACTGTTTTAATAGGGGATGCCCTGTAGGTTTCATCAATAGGAAAAAACCGAAATGACTACTCACCGAATCTCAAGTGGGGAAATATAGTCAGGTAGCTTAAAGTTAAAGCAGGAGTACCTCCAGTGGATTAGAGTATACGAGACGGGTGTAAGTTCCCATTCCTAGTTGACCACCACTCTCCTTTAGTGGCGTCCTTTGTTGGATATGTAGGTTCAAGTCCTACCCTGACTGCCATGGAACGAGAAATAAAATTTAAAGAAGTCTTTGAACAAATGTGTCAGACATTTGACGAGATTCATTATATGAATGGTGATATCTCGGATGTTGGCAATGAAATTGGTTATGCCTTGGGCAAGGTATTGGAAAATTTACAAGAAGATGAAATTAAAGATTTTATCCATGGTATTCGTCATGGTATAAGTTTAACCAACGGCACTCATTAATGGAAATTGTTAAAGTAATCATAACTAAAACTTCTAAACCAACTTATTGGTATGCTAATAAAGTCGGTCAAATTTTTGAATGTTATCAACGTGGGTCCAATACCTTTCAAGTTGTTAAACCAGAATTTGGTTCGGTTTGTTTTATTGCGGTTGAAGATTTAATTCCTTATGATTATATTGGCCGTAAACCAATTAAACGATTTAATTTTTTATGATTGAAAAAGGCCGATATTCTTTTTACGGTATTACAAATATTAATGTCATTGACATTAAACATGAAGATGGTGATACCCACTATTTTATCCAACCCGATGTTAACCCTGAAGGTTGGTGGGTTACCGCTGATAATATGAAACGAATTTATAAAGATTTTAATTTATTATATGTTGGTCCTTACATCCCAATCCAACCAAAAACTTATCTAAAGGAGTTTCGTTTTTCTGTTGACTAATTTTATTTTCTTGTTGGATATTTATTATTATGAATATTCAAAAAATCCTTAAAGAAGAAATGGACGAATTTGAATGGGCTAGAGAAACTGTAAAATCTGACCTACCATCTGTTTATGCTATTTATTGGGGTAGCCTAAATCAAGCAAATCTTGAGGGTTATTTCACTATGGAAGCTTTTGACCGTTATTTGGATAGACGCAATCAAGAACGTGAAGAAATGGATGAAAGACCTGAAGAAAAGGATGAATTTATTTTTAAGAAAATTAATATTAATTGGTGAGAAAGTATTATACGATAGAAGACGTGGAATTTTTCTATAACGCTAAAACGTTATTTTATGAAATTGGTTATGATGGTCAACCTGTAAAACATTCTGATATTGTTGGTGACAATCATGGTGATTTATTACATGTTGGTATTCGTGATGGTGAATATAATATTTGTTATTATATTTTTGTTGGTGAGGATAGTACTGAAGTTGAAGAATGTATTGCTGGTCAAAAATTATTATTAAAGATTTTAAATAACGGTAACATTGAACCGATTGAATCAGAACTTGATACCGAAAATATTTTTAATCAATTGGGTGAATCCATTAAAAGAATTATTAAAGAAGAAATGGATGAATTTGAATGGGCTAAAGAATCAATTAAAGAATATCCTTATTATCGTCCTGAAGGTCGTCGACCTAAAGTTGGTGAAATGATAAGAATTATTTCAAAAGATAATTCTTGGATGGGTACTATAACAGCAGACGCTGGAGGGTATCAAGAATGTTTTGATAACCCAAATGATATTACCGTTACAGTTAATCAGGTTGGTATTGATTGGCTTGAAGTTTCTTTTTGGTGTCCTGTTGGTGAATACGATGCTGAATTCTACGTTCCATTTTCAACCGAACCTGTTGGTGGTTTTCGTGGTATGGATAAATACGGAATAAAAATTATGCCTCACATCAGTTAAAATGTATCAACCAAAACTATACCTAAGATTTGACCCACCAATCCAAAACGATAAGGTTGGTATTGACCAATTAAATAAAATTTTAGGTTTAATTGAAAATGAATATTCTAGTGTTTATTGGTTTGAAGGTCAATCTCCATCAGAATTTAATCCATTTGCTGACACGGAGGATGAAGATATAGCAGACCAAATTAAATCTTTAACCATTGGTCATTGGCCTGATAGTCCAGATCTTTTAACTTATGGTCAATGGGATGATAACGATATGAATTATCAAAATGCTATTGATGGTTGGCAATGGTTAAAAGATCGTGAGGTTGATTATGACCAAACATCGGATATATTTTCTAGTTTAAATGAAAATGAGGAAGAAATACCAAAAGTAACTTATGTTTTTGAACCGCCTATTGAAGACGAAGAAATATTACGACATGTGATGCATATCCTTAACGCTGAACATCCTGGTTTAGAATGGGTTAATGGTGTGTCTGTTTTAACATATGATATTTACAATGAAGTTTTTGATAGAAATGATGCTGGAGTAGTTGGTGCTTTATCAATAGGTTTTTTTCCTGAAGAACCAAATCAATTAAGTTGGTCTAGTTGGGTAGACCCTGACGAAAATTGGGGTCCAAAAGTTGATGGTTGGTCTTTAATAAAAAAATATGGCATACCAAATACCGAAGATGTATTCAACCAACTAAATGAATCAACCTATCAACCAAAATTAAACTTAAGGTTTGATGAACCAATATATGATGCTAATGAACTTGATAAAGTTTTACGGGTTTTAAATATGGTATACCCTGGTTTACAATGGAAAGGTGGTGATTCTATAACAACACATAATGTTATCCGTGATGGAAATGAAGGAGATTTTGAATACGACCCAATTTATTATTTAACAATTGGTTTTTTCCCTCACGCTCCTGATAGATTGACTTATACTAACGGACCTGATGATGATTCTTCTTATGCTGATGATGAACATCACAATTTTAATTGGGTTGATGGTTGGCAATGGGTTAAAGATAATGAAGTTAACTATGATGAAACAACAGATATCTTTAATCAATTAAATGAATCTTACGACTTTCTTGATCAAACAAATTTAAAAGGTTTTAAATTTAAAAAAATAATGGACAATAACCCTAAACTTTGGGTTATTCGTACTGTTATGAATGATGATGGGAAAGAATTGTATTTTAAATATGATTTTTCTGATGCAGCTGAAGAACTTTTAGGATCACCCGATATCTATGGTAGCGGCATACCAAGATATGGTTATATAGAAAAAGAAAAAGCTATTAACCATGTAGACAATGGTGATTGGGGAATTATTGATATGCCAACTACCGATACAGAAGGTATTTTTAATCAATTAGATTAAGCTTTTCAATACATAAATAATTTATTATCTTTGTTTAAATAATTAAATCTATGAAATTCGGAACATTTTTATCTTTATTAGGTGGTACCACTAGTCTTATCCTAACTGTTGTTAATTTACTTGAAGGACAAAATCAAATAGCTTTAGTATGGGGTACAGCTTCTGTATGGGCCTTTTCTACTTTTTTTACGGAATTAAATTTAAACCGAAAAGAAAAACAAATTCAAAACATTAAAGACGCTATTGTTTCTTCTGAAAATGAAGTTGAGGCGATTAACAAAATTAACGACATACTTTAAATATGATTCGTACAACAGTTGTTAAATACAAAGGGGTTGAGTTAACTTGTAGAGGGTACCATTCCCCTTACAAAGACAATGGTTATGACAACCCACCTGAATATGAGTGTTTTGAAATTGACACTGTCCATTACCACGATACCGATGTGACCGAATTAATGGATACTTTTAATTTTGATTGGTCAGAATTAGAATGTTTATGTCTTGAGTCCTTAAAAGACTAATCAGGATATTTATATTTGATGATTACGGCAGATTATTTATTTGACAAAAAAATTATATGGTTAGGTAACGACTTAATCTGTGCTGACAATTTTCCATATTTTAAAAGTGAATTAATTACTGTTTTAGAGTTTTTAGGTAAACGTCCGTTCTACAATCTTATTTCTCAAATAGAAAGTGATATAATTAGTAAGGGTGATTGTTTATGGTACATACGTTTATATAAAGATAATGACGGTCCCAGAGTTACTTACTATTCAGCCGGTGAATTTGATTTGGAAGATGCGATGGGGGCTTATAGGGAACATATTGACATGGGGTACGAACCTTTAAAATGGTCTGATATTATAGACATCGATACCAATACCGAAGATATTTTTAATAAACTAAACGAATCTTTTGATAACACTTTAATTGGTAAACAAATATGGTTTGACTTCCCAACCGAAAGAAACGATATAGAAAAAGTAAATCAATTTTTAATTGATAATGGTTATCGTGGTTTAAGACCTGATAACATAGATGAATTTGAAGGATTTATTTATGACTATGATGTTGCTTTTTTTTATTTTGTACAACACGATTCACCTTTACATTCCGAAGAAAGAAGAAAACCATATGTTGATTATAGTTACATGAACCACCCAGACCCTTATAGGTTAAGAGTGAAACCAAATTGGATTTATTATAAAGATATTTTGGAAATGACTGACACTACAGTTGACATTATATCTAACCTAAACGAATCCACCGAACAACCAACACCAAAAGCTGGTGATTTTCTTTATTGTCATACAGATGTTGTTATGGAAGATAGTGGTGACGAAGAAGCAACTGTCGGTAAATTTTATCCTATTATAAAAGTTTCCCAAAATAAAAATCGAGTAGAAATTCTAAACAATTCTAAAACTGAACATGTTTTTAGTATTGACCCGGAAGAAGATTGGCATTATAGCAAATGGTTTACTTTAATTCCGAGAAAGGATAAAGAAGCTATGGAAAGATTTGATATTGATGATGTTTTCAATAAATTAAATGAAAGTTTTAACCTTTCTGATATTTCACCATTAGAGTAATACAGTTTATTACCTTTTTGATTAATATTTATATAATATAGATATTGGTTATGACAGGTACTACAAAAAACGAAACATATAGTGTTAGAGCATTATATGAAGTCATCAAACTCAGTCTTTTAATGAAAGATAGAAATTTAGTTCATTTTCTTAGAACTATGAACGACAACATTCTTGAGGAGTTTGAAAAAATACAAAAAGGCACCAATATCAATTTAAATGATATTGTAAAACATTATGAAAACTATACAATAGTCTTTATGATGGTCAGGGCAATAATGCAGGAGGCAAACATTTCACACTATCAAGAAAAAACTCGTGAGATTACAAATTACCTTTTAAATGACGAGTTACATAAAAAATCGGAAAAACCGACAAAATCGGTTTATGATGATGAAGATTGAGATATTTATTTGATAGAATGAAAAATATATTTAAATATATCATATTAGAACAACTCTTAACTGAGAACCGTATACAACAGGCCAAGGACAAATATCCTTGTATTCCACCACAATTGGTTAGTTATTTAGCAGCTGGTGACCCATCAGGGAATAACAAATACCTTGATTGGATGTGTAAACAAATTTGGGATGCTGAAGGTGTTAATACAATTACCGGTTTTAACTGGGATACTACAATACCAACACTATATAGTTGGTTAGAAGATGAAGGTGATTTTAGTGCCGGAGATGCAACAACAGCACCTCTTTGTCATTCATTATTTGTTCGTAGCTTTGCTAGAGGTAAAAGTTTTAATGATGTCCCCGTTACAGATTCACTTAAAAACTTAGCTGATTCAATAATAGATGAAGTTAAATTTTTTCATCGATTTGTTAATGCCTTACCAATTAAAGATATTAATCGTTATAACTATAATACTTTAAATGATGCTTTAGCAGGTAAAAAACTACAGGCACAAGAAAAAGAATACGCAAAAGATGTAACTAAGATTTACGAAGATAATGAATGGTTACTAGTTTCACCTAAAACCCATCAATCATCTTGTGCATATGGGGCCAACACTAAGTGGTGTGTTACCATGAAAAATGACCCTTCTTATTATAAAAGATATACTGACGGTAATGAATATTTAATTTTTGTTATTGATAAATCTAAAAATCAAAAATGGGCTGTACATACTTCTATACCTTTAAATTCACCTTCTGAAGATACTGAAATTAAATTACCTTGGCATAAAGAAATTAAGTTAAGTAGATACATGTATGACCAACCTGAAGAAAGATACACTAGATTACCAAAAGGTGTGAAATTAAGTGATTTATACAAAGGTCAGGATGAAACTAATTATTATAACGCCGAAGACGATAATATTGGTTGGTCCGAATTTATTAAACAATCTAACTTACCTGAAAAAATACAACAACTTTTAAAATTCCTTGAAAAAAAATTTATAGTTTCAGTGGTGAGAAAGAAAAAAACCGATATTCCTTATGAGGTTAATCAAGAACCTATCCGTCTTAAAAAAGGTGATAAAGTTAAATTATTAGCTAGTGGGTACGGTTATTTACGAGGTGACGAAGGTTATGTTATAGCAACTTATATATCAGCTGGGGGTAGAGAAAAACAATTAACACCACAAAACGCTGGAGTTTATACCGTTTATGTACCACATAGACTTAGACAAAGAGGACGTTTACGAGGAGACTGGACGAGATCTTTTGACACAATTTATTTAAAACCTACTGATAGATTATTATCAAAGTTAGATTTAAAACCTGGTGATGATTTTACGGCTGCTGAAAACGGCGATATCGCTATTTATGGTTTAAATATTAACGGAGTATACTTAAAAAAAATATAAAAAATGAAAAAATTTATTCTATCTGAAACACAATATAAAAATATAAGAAAATATTTAATTGAGGCTAAATTAAGGTCTTATGTTTTTGATTGGGATGATAATATCTTAAGAATGCCCACTAAGGTCAACATGGAAAAAAATGAAAATGGTAATTGGGTTCCTGTTAAAGTTTCCACTGAAGAATTTGCTCATTTTAGGTCTGACCCTGATTATAGAACAACGCCCAATTCATTCGCTGACTTTACAGACAATAAAGCTTTTTTAGTTGACGCTGAAAAGGCGATACACAATGCCAGTTTTGCACCAAGTTATAAAAAATTTATTGAAGCTTTGACACACGCAAATCCTTTTGCAATTAATACTGCTAGAGGTCACAGTCCTGAAACTTTAAAAAAAGGTGTTAAACTTTTTGTTAAAATGGTTTTAAGTGATGATGAAAAAAGAATGATGTTTACAAACATACAGAAAGAACTACCAAACGCTTTAACCCAAGGTCTTAATGCCTCACAACTACTAGATTTATATATGGATGAAAGAGGTGAATTTTACCCTGTTTCATCTGAAGAGTTTGGTGAAAGATTTGGTCTTGAGGTTAAAGGAGGAGCATCAAATCCTGAACATGCTAAGAAAGTAGCAATTGAAAACTTTGTTAAGAAATTAATTGACGGTGTTAAAAAACATATGGTTGCTGGAAAATACAAAAAAATATCTTTAGGTTTTTCTGACGACGATAAAAGAAATGTTAAGGCAGCACAAGATTTTTTAGAAAATGAACTAAGTCAAATGTATCCAGAGGTACATTTTGTAATCTACGATACTTCCGAAGGCGGTAAGAGAAAGATTGTAATTGAAAAAGAATAAAGTGTTTAAGTAAATTTAAAGGGTTTTATACTTTGTGAAACACTACCACTATCTATAACATTTTTTAATGCCATAGAATAACCGTAATTCATTCCATTAACAATACTATCCACTATTGCGATATCTGTACTGTAATAATTTTGTACTCTTTCCCCTTTAAAAGAAATAAATTTACCTTCATGGTTAATTTCAAAAGGATTAACACTATAGGAACCTTCATCATCAATAACTGAACCTGTACCAACTACTTTTTCTAAAAATTCTTTTAATTCCATATCAATATAAGTTTTCTGAAAATAATCCTATACGTTCATTTATAATCTCGTCAGGTTTAATTTGATTTGCTGACCTAGCTATTTCAAGAGCTTCTAATCTATCAACAAATCTGTTTGTATTTGTTAAAAAACCTTGTTCGTGTTCACCTACACTATCGGGACCAAATGTTACAGTCCTTAAAGTACCTAATGAACGCATAACATCTATACAGTGACCATGTCTATGACCACAAACAACTATTCCCTTATCAATATTTTTAGGTAAAAAATGTTGTGTCGGTAAATCTTTATACCAAATGGCCGCACATAAAATATACTCTTTATCCATTATTACAAATATATGAAATATTTATTAATTAGAAAATGAAAATTAAAAAAATTATATCAGAACAAATATTATTAGAAAGTCGTGTTGATGATGCAAAATCTTTTGTTGTTAAAGACTTCCAAGATTTGTTAATACCACAATCTTACAAAGAAGGTAAAAGAATACCTAAATGGCTTCAAGAGTTGATTGACCGTGACCCATCAGGAAATCAAAAGTATTTAATGTGGATGTTAAAAGAAATTAAAAAAACAACAGGTAAGTTTCACCCATTTACTGTTGCAAGTATGTTACTTGAAAATTTAATTACAGGGGTAACTAATTTCCATGAATTACAAAATAAACTAACCAAAGAAAACATTGATAAAGTTATCATTTGGAAAGCTGTTGCAAACCCAACAGAATTTTCAATATCTTACGGAGCACCATCACCTTATTTTAAATTTAGATACCCAATTGATTACTTGGAAAAAATATTAAAAAACCCAAAAGATATTAATTCTTATGAGGACCACTATCTATTGTTTGAAATTACAAATGCGATAAAACAATTACCATCTAAAACTGATATTAAAAAAGAAGGTCTTAAATTAATGGATAATGATTATTGGTTGGTTATTGTACCATTAACGCACAGAGCATCTTGTGCTTACGGTAGTGGGACTCGTTGGTGTACGACCGCAAAGGAAGATGTTCAATTTAATAGGTACCAATCTAAATCCAGTTCTTTATTTTATTTTATACCTAAAACAAACCCTGTTAAAGATGTTTCTGATTACTTTTTAGATTATTTAGATGAAGAACATGACATGAGTAAAATAGCTCTTCACATGAATGTTGATGGTGATATGATATTTTACGATGCTACAGATAATGAGGTCGACCAGCTTTTTTCAACTCTTCTCTTTTCGCAGCGTAATATATCCAATATGGTAAAAGAAGTTTTTGGGTTAGAATCTGCTCAAGCCTTTTGGTCTGGGGTTCTTAGAGCTGAAGATTATCATAAAGAAAAAGTTAAATAAATCATAGGGTATCATTCTTAACCTTCTCAACCCATTTGATTTTTTCTATGGTAATAGTGTCATAAATTTTTATAACTTTTTTAACAGATATGGTATCGTAAATTTTTACATGATCCTCAACTTTAGTGTTTGTATTATTTTTTTCTAAAATAATTGGTAGTATGATTAGGATAATCAAAAGAAAAAGAGGTAAACCAACAATTACAAGTCCTGTATATAGTAGATTATTAAATTGATTCTTCATTTATTAAACTTTTATAAATGTTAGACAATGAATGTTTTACGTTTGATTTAATTTCTTTTTCCATAGCAGACCTCCTAGATTCAACTTCATTATCAAAAATATGGATTAACCTTTCACAAGCCTTAGGGTGTAAATCTATTGTATAACTATATTGATGGTTGACTATGGTTAAAGTTCTATTCGGTTCAAAAATAATGAATATTCTTTTTTGGTCATTTTTTATATAACGTTTTTTAGAAATAGGTGAGATTAAAAGTTTTGAGTCTTCCCTTGAAATTAAATTTTTACAAATAGAAAGACCTTCATTTTCAAAATCACCGTGTTCAAATTGTTCGTCCAAAGAAAAAAGTTTAAAATATTTTATAGCAATTTTTTGAATTTTTCTTTTAAATCTATGTTTTAAATTATTCATCTTTAATTTTTTATATTTTAATGTCACTAATATCAACACCACCTAATTCATAGAACTTTTTTTCTATGTGACTTTTAAAAGTACTAGAGTAAACCCCGTCATCTAAGTATTTATTAGACCAAAATGTCAACATTTTTGACGCACCTTTTAATTGTTCAATAGTTTTACAACTATTAATGACTTTTAAAACTTTTTTGTAATCATCCCAAATCTTCATAATAATACTTTTACTTTACAAATATAATCAATTTAATTAAATATTTCTACCATTTTCATAGATATGTTTTAAAACAGGGAATCTAAGACTAAACCCGCCTTCTTGGTTTTGAGTTTCCTCAAAATATTGGATGTTTACAGTTTTACCAACAATTTTAGAAGCGTCTTTATAAAATTCCTGACGTTGTTCAATTGTAAATCCACTACCAACACCAACTTCAAAACCTTTATGTTCAATCACAATTTGTGATGTCATAGTTTCTGTCACTTCCTTTCCATTAACAATAATACGGATTGGACCATAAGTAATCCCTTTTACAACATATTCTGCGTCATGGAATTTCTTAGCCTTCAAAAGGTCTTTACTACGTTTACCTTTATACCCAACATTCTTACGTACCATCACACCTTCCCACTTACCACTGTCCGCGGCATCCAACCAAGTTTGAAAATGATTTAAAGATTGAATCTTTTCTTGTGGTAAAACTTCAAAGGTACAATTTTCTTGTTCACACTTAATAATCTCACCCAAAACTTTAAGACGTTCTGAAAGTTTTTTAACACTTCTTTGGTTAGAAAATTCTTCCATAGTCAAACAGTCAAACATTTTGTATTTAACATTTTCAATAGTGTGGTTTTTTCTACGGATTTCTTTCATGATGGATTGAAAATCTTCGTCACCATTTTTATCAACCATACAAATCTCACCATCGAATACAATATTACGGAGTCCAAGGTTACTAACTGCCTGTTCTACTTTGCCCAAGGTATCAAAAATTTTGCCCTGACGAGAGTAAGAAGTTACCTGACCGTTTCCCCCAACAACAACAATACAACGTACACCATCAAGTTTACGAGATACATACCATTCTTCAGTTTCAAAGTTAACCATCTCAGGTTCAAACTTTTCTGCTAATGCGACATCAAAGGTTGGGACAGTCCCTGGAACCGCCTTATTAATCAAAGATTCACCAACACGGCATTTCAAATCTTTGTCGATTATGTTGAATATGAGTTCTTTATGTTCAAGGTTCGATTGTACAAATGAGTTTACAAGACCGATAGCGTTATGACCCGTAACTTCACGATTACGTAGTTCATCTAACAATTCAAAAATAGTATATTCTTTTTCAGTTAAAGCAAGAAGTGAATTTAATTTTTTACAATTATCAGAAGTTACATGAAACTGATAGAATGGATTTGTGACATACATCACAAGTTTTTTCAAATCAGAATCTTGGAGATACTCTCTTAAAAGTTCTACTTTTTTATTTGAAGAAGAGTCGGCTTGTAATTTAGTAACTAATTCTTGGAGACGTGATAGAATATTTTTCATTTCACAAAGATACGATTATTAATTTAAAATACAAATTTAATAAAATAAAAAAAGGACCTCTAAGGTCCTTTTCTCAATTCAGTGTCCTACTTTTATTTTGTAGCTGTAGATACTGCTGTTGAATCAGTAACAACTACTGATTCTGTAACAACAACTGCAGTTGTGTCAACTGCGGCTACAGCTGTACTATCAGTTTTAGGGGCTTCAGCTTCCGATGAAGATCCACAAGCGGTCATAAGACCAATAACACTTAGAGCTAAGATAACTTTTTTCATTTTGTTTTTTGTTTTTTTCTTGTTTATGTGATTAATTATAATGAATTTCTTTCTAATTGTAAATATGCTTAGACCAATAAAAGACCAAATTTTTTACGATATTCTAATACAGAAAGTTCTTTTGCTTTTGATTCAAACATCATATCTAAATCGTAACCATACGTATTAACTTCATTAACAACATAGTCATGATGAGCACGAAAGTTTTGTTCATCACGAGGTTCAGATATATGGACTGTTGGTGTTATGTCGGAAGGCCAAGTTGCCACGGCAAGTTTTAAGGCATCTTCCGTACTCATACCGTCATTGTGACAGTTATGGTGATGATAATCAAATACAATAGGTATTTTAGTGTGTTCATGAATGTATAATAAATCCTTTACCGTAAACATATTTGGTTTATCGTCATTCTCAACAGTCAAACGTTTTTTTGTATTTTCACCAAGTAATTGGAAGTTATCAACCCAACGTTTCATCGCATCTTGTTTATTACCATAAGCACCACCAACGTGGATGTTAATTTTAGAAAAAGGTGAAACAGGTAAACCTATCATATCCATAATTTCTGAATGTTTGTCTAATTCTGAAATTGTTTTTTTAACAACACTCTCACTAGGTGAGGCTAAAACATTAAAGGGACCTGGGTGAAAACTTAAACGATGATTATATTGCCTGACAAGGTTACCTAAACCACTTAATAAATTTTTAATTTTACCAATATCAGGTAAGTCATCAAAATTATATTCACTAGACCAAGGAAACATGTCAGAACTCATACGATAAAGATTAATACCGTTTTTTTCATTCCACTTAATAACCTCAATAAGGTCACGAACATTTTGTAAAGAAAGTTCTGAAACATAATTAAGACCTTTAGAATCAAAGGTTTTACGAATCATACCACGATTAGTCGTGATATTCTTCTCACCCAAGGTCATATTGATACAAGCATATCCAATTCGCATACACAAATATAGTTATTTATATTTTATTAAACAATCTTATATTATTGTTATGAAAAATTATTTTGTTGATGCATATGTTAAAACTAAATCACCTGATTTTATTATGGCTTACGTAAAGATGATGGAAGAATATGTACCATATCTTAAAAATGGTAAGTTAGAATACAAAGAAAAATCAATTAGTCCTGAACATAGGTTAAAACCACATATATTTATTAGTAATGGAAGATAAAGCTAGTAAAGTGTTTATTATTTTGGATTCTATACTTGAGTCTAAAGCTAGATACATTGAGATTTCTAAAAACAATGAATCTATTTTTAAAGTTAAGTTAATTACTGAGGCGGAAGATATGGTTGAATTTTTAGACGGGTTTTTTGATAACGGTTTTACTGTTAAAGAAATTAGTAAAAAAGAATTTGACGATTTTGAAGGTATAGAAACTTTAAAATTTAATATCTAAAGACATATTTATTATTAAACATAAAGGTAAAATGAAAAAAAGAGTTAGAATTAACAATGATAAAGTTAAAAAACTTGTTAGTGAAAAACTAAAACAGGGTGGTACCTTTGTGCATGAATCTAAAATCGATAAAGCAATTAAACAATATTTAAGTGAACGTAAAGAAGGTTTAGATCCTGAAAACGCTCCTGAATATGAAGAAAAAAACTTTAGTGATAGAGCTAAAAAAAGTTTTAGTGATATGACTAAGGCTTTATATGATATTGTTGAGGACTTAATGATAATTCAAACAAAAGAACCAGATGTTTTAGTTGATATGTACCCTGAAGAAGTTTATTCAGAAGGTTATATAGAAGAGGTTGTTAACCAATTAGAACTTATCATAGAACATCTTGAATACTTGGAAGGTTTTAACCCAGAAGATTTTGAGGATTTTAAAAATTAATATTTAGTATCAATTATAAATTATTTAGTTTTATCTAAACAATCAAATTTATGATAGATGAATTATACGATTCCGTATTAAGTATTACAAATCAAACAGGTTATATAGATAAAATAGTGGAAATTGAAGATAAAAAATCTCATTTACGCTGGTCTTCGAACAATCTATTCAAACACAATAACCATAAAATTTACAATCCAAATTACCCAATAAAAACTTTTTCACACGATTACAATTTTAGACTACCTTTTTCTTTTATAATAAAAGAAGATGGTACCATTGATAATGTTGATTGATATTTATATTTGATGGCAATTAAAGGACATAAAGAAAGAGCGTTATTACGTAGAGGTTATCAAGTTCAAGAGGCTTTACAACGTAGACCTTTATTGAATGAAAATTCTTTTTTACGTAGAAATCTAATTTTAGAATATGAAGATATAGACGAAGGTTTAAACCTATACCAACTTTGTGATAAAGAACGTAAATCAGGAAACCAAAACGGTATTTATTGTAAATTAGTGGATATTTTAGAAGATATTTCAAGTACCTCACCAATTTTAGCGAAAAAAACTTTTAAATCAATTTTAAAAATATATAAATTTTTTAGACCTAAAGAGTTAGATAATAGGGTTGTTTTTGGAAAAACTATAGAAGCAGTATTAAAAAATGAAAACCCCGGTAATTCGTTAAGGTTAATAGCTAAATTTTTATCTGACCCTTATTTTAAAGAAGATGATGTTAAAAAGGCTTTAATAAAATTTAGAAACCAAGAATCGGTTGCACAAGACGAGTTAGAAGAATTTTTGAAAAAAGCTAGGTTTAAAGAATATTCTAAATATGAAGAATCTTTCTCTGGAGAAAACTTTAAACTTTTAAGAGGTATTAGTAAATTGTCACACGGTCAAATAGACCCTGAAACTGGTAAATCTAAATCTTTTTTTAAATTAATATTAGCTGTATATAAGGGTTCAATAGATTTAGAAAATTTTATAAATTCAGTAGCCGATGCGGTTTTAAAAACTGATGTAAAAGATTTGTTATATAAATCAGATTTAAATGTTTTAAAAGACTTAAAAGTAGGTGAAGACGTTATAATCCCAGCTGGTTCAAGTATTGAGGTTAAAAAATTTGATTACGAAATAGATAGTTATTTTTCAGAATATTTTTCAATATACAAAAGTAGTGACCTACCTGAAGAAGCCTACCAAGAAGATTTTAAAAATTTATATAACCAAATAATAAATGGTATTTTTAAAATAGTAGAAAAAAAAGGTCAGTTCATGATTAACAAAATATCTGATAATGTTGATGGTATCATGTTTGATAAAAATATTATTATTTTAAAAAAAGATATTGAATTTTATTGGAGTAATAAAGGTCAAAGAGGTTGTGATGAACTTAGGTTGAGTATTAGATTTAGGGTTATGAATCCTGAAATTACAGGTTATATTTATGATTCAAAAACACATAGTAATCAATTAACACCACAAGAAATTAGTTTAAATCCTAAAACAAAAGTTTTCTGTTAATAATTTTTAACAACACTTTTTCCTGTTATAGCATTGTAATTGATTAAAATTCTACACAAATCTACAGGTATTATCACCCTATCTGATTCAAAGATAAATCTTTTGGGTACATTTTCAAAAATAGCGACATGGTATTCCTGACCACTCTGTTTTCCAAAAATTAATAAATCGGTGTTATAATCCCTTCTTAACGAATCGGTAGATACATACCAATATTTTTTACCTTTCGATAGATTCCCAAATGTTTTAACTTGTGCGGTTGAAGATTTTTTAGGGAATCCATTATAATTTGAATCTATAGTCATATCAACACCAGCAAAGTCTAAACTACCACCAGCTTCGGAAACCATAGTAACTTTAGTTTCAGGTAATGATTCTAAAACAATTTTAACAAAATTTTCCCTTTTAACCCCACTACGT